AATCTATAAAGAAACTGCGGAAAAATATGGATTAAAAGAAAATGATATTTTAGTCGCACATGACATACTTAAAGATTTTAGTAAGATTGATATTAATCTTGCGAAAAAATATACTGAAGCTTTGAACGCTTTAACCAAAAGGGTCGATAGAGCGAGTTTATTTAAATTCGCCAAGAGACCTGAGTTTCAAAAAATGTTAATAAATAATAATGGTGATGTTATTGTAACATTAAATAAGTATATGAAACTAGTTGCAAAAAAAGAAGCGATAATGGAGGGTACATTATTCGTAGCATTAACAGTGGCAATGGAAGAACCAGAAGTACAACAATGGTTAGCAACAAAAATTATAGATTTAAAAGCAAAACTTAATCCTACAGTTAAAAACATTGTCCAATCGGAAGGTTATGATTGGGAAACAGTTAAGGAAATTTTTAATTCTGATGGTAGTGTGGGAGATAACACATTATTAAACCAGGCATGGGAAAGAGGTTGGAGACCTTGGCCTAAAGGGGAAGAACCTAATGAGGAGAGTGTTTTTGAAAATGGTATATTATGGTTATTCAAAAACCCAAAATACCAAACAGAGACATTTAAAAATAATTTTAGTGGGTTTGGTATCGATAATGTGGTGAGAGAGGTTAAACCTGAAAAAGATGAAGATAGAAGAGAAGGTGTGATATATTATGACACTAAAGAAGAATTAGAACTACGTAATAATATCGATGATATTATTACTGATGAAGAAATAGAAGCAACTGCGAAAATTTTAGATCAATATCTTTAACATTATATTATGAACGAAAAAAGAGAGAGAATTTTAAAAATAAGAAAAAAAATACTAGATTATAATAGATTTATATTAGAGTATGGTTTTAATCCAGAAAGAGATATATTTATTAATGAAGACATAACATCTATTTTAGAAGAATTAGAAGAATTAGAAAAAGAAATTAATAATGAAGAATAATTTATTAACAGAAATAAAACACATTAAACACCTTATGGGGTTAAATGAGGCGAATAATCAAGAATGTGAAAAACAACTTGAGGATGCAGGATATGTGGTATACAATAGGGTGGAATTACAAAAAATGGATGCAGACTGTGAGGAAAGGCCTAAAATAAAATGTGTGAAAAAATGGTTAGATGACAATAACATAAAAAATTATTCAATAGGTAAACATGCGGGAATATGTTATATAGTTGCACAAAGTGAAAACAAAATAACGCATACTGTTGGTACTAAATCTAAAGAGATATATAAAAAAACATATGCCTTTTGGGATAATGGGGATATTACATATGTCAGTACTTTTGATGTATTACAAAAATGGAATGAAGGTGAATCTGATGAAAAAACGTTATCACAAGTTCAATTTAAAGGTAAATATGTGTGTGGCGGATCAGATATTAATTTTGAAAATGTTACGTATCAGGGTGTCTATGAATTTGATAAATATGATGATTTAATAAAAAGTAATACTATTGCTGGGAGTTTTATGACTAAAAAATCTGATGGAAATGATTACGTCAGATTGGTAAATTATCATGATACAATTGGTACACTTAACCCTTTTTAAGTTAATTAAAATTATTATCTATTATACAATATTAAAATATGAAAAGAAAATACAATACATTAAACGAAGAAATGAACCGAATGAAATCACTATTCGGTGAATCTAGATTATATGGAAATCTTGAAGATAAAAAAGAAAATATAATTACTGAACAATATAGGTTTTTTAGTGATTTGACTTCATTATATAAAGTAACACTTAAGTCTTTTGCCGATTTAGGTAATTTTACGAAGTTTATAAATACAGAAATTAGAAATGTAGATGATATCATAAAACATTTAGACGAATTTGAGGCTTTATGGAGAGTGGTTTCACCAGACGTTGCAAACTGGCCTGGTGTAAAAAAGAATTTAATTAGACTTAAACAACTTAGTGATTCAGATAAATTGAAAGATATACCGGAGGATGTGTGGGTAAGTCAAGTTTTAAATGGATTTCCAGAAAAAGGTGGTATGAGAGACATAGTTAATGACATGTGGAGAATAGCGAATAATAAAAATCCTTATTTACCTCAAAAAGTCGAGAATAGAATCGTTACGACTGATCCTAATACAGGCACATTACTTATTGGCACTAAAAATGAGGGGGGTGGTATTGTTTATAAAAATGAGGAGGGTAAAGTTGTTATGGTTGAAAAAGATCCCGATATTAAAGTAGATGGTAGTCGTACTAATATAAAACCTGATATAGAAGATGTTGATTTTATTGAAGTTAAACCAGATACACCATTAGATGATTTAAATGGTAAAACTGTTGCGGCGTCTGAGGAAAATATTAAAAATGTGGTTGACGCTGTTGGTGATAAGATTGCAGGTGAGACTAAAAATGGGAATAAAGTTGTATTTACTATTACAGGTGAAGGAGAAGAAGGTGTTAGGGCAGCACAAGAAATGATGGATAAAATCACAAGCAATAAAGGTGGGGCTAGTACAGGTGATGAGGTATTAGAAGATATGACTCAGGAAGTTACAGAGAGAACAGGGGAAAATCCTGAAGTAGTTAAAAATAAACTTCAAGATAAACTTAAAAACTTTGCTTGGGGGACAAGATTTTGGTGGAACCCTACCACTTATGGGCCACCTGAGAAATGGTTGGCAGAAAAATGGGGACAAAATCTGTCATGGAAACCAGATGCGAATAGCTGGATGAATCGTAGAACCGCTAAAGTTGTATTTAGGTTATTTCTTGTTGGTGGGACATATGAAATCGTAAAAACAGGCTTGGATCCCGATAGAGATTTTTACGCAGGTGGTAAGAATAATATATTAGTACACAGTTGGAATGATCTCACTAGATTAATTGGTATGGCGATAGACGGAATCAATAGTGGTGCGATTAAAGACATGACATTACAGATGGTGGAAGATGGATTAATGAATATTGGAGGTACTGATATTAAAATAGTTAAGCAAAATGTTTTAGATAAAGCAATGAATGAAATACAATATATAAATAGTAAAGAACTTGATGAAGATGGACAACGAAAAAGTATGATGACATGTACTACACTTTCTAAAATGACAACGGATGATGAGGTTGTAAAATTTATCATTAAAAAACACGCAGATAAAGGAATCGCAGATGAGTTAGAAAGACTTAAAGGGGAATTGGGTGGAACAGGATCGGAGAAATATCGAGAGGCTCGTGATATGATGGAACAATATTTTGATACGATTTTGAAAACTAGTTTGGCGGATGATAATTTAAAACAGGCAATCGGTGAAGCGCGAATGGCATGTGAAGAGGCGGCTAAAGAACAATCTGAAATCGATGATATGAGTACTGAAGAATATACTGTCACTATCTATGGTGGAGGTGGTATTTAATTTTATCCTTCATAAATAAAAAAGTTTTAATAATATAGTAATATGGAAAATAGTAGTTTTATGAATCCGAACTTTGTACCAGATGAGTACAAAGTTCCTTATGACGTAATTGAGTTACCCTCGCAAGGGTTGTTATATAAAAATAAAAAATCATCAGTTACGGTGGAATATTTAACTGCATATGATGAGAATATATTAACATCCCCTAACTTATTAAACAGTGGTAAAGTTTTAGATGTTTTATTAGAAAGAAAAGTAAAAGATTTAGGGTTTAATACTAAAGAATTAGTTAGTGGTGATAGAATGGCGATACTTTTATATTTAAGAACCACAGGATTAGGCAACGAATATGAACAGATGGTTTTTGATAGTACAGGCAATATGGTTCAAGCTACAATCGATTTAACAACTATTAAATCAAAAAATTTAACGGTTAAACCTGACGAAAAAAATGAATTTGATTTTGTTTTACCTGTCTCCAATAAAAAAATAAAGTTTAGATTATTAACACAAAAAGACGATGATGAGATAGACGAAATAGATAAAAAGTTATTGGAAAAAAATAATAATGTATCCACAGTCAATTCACTTAGGTTAGAAAGATCTATAATGGAGGTAGATGGTGAAAGAGATAAAATGAAAATTTCTCACATCCTTAAAAATTTAAAAATAATGGATGTTAGAAAATTTAATAAATATGTTTCAGATATAGAACCAGGGTTACATTTAAATGTAACCGCTAGGACCCAGGGGGGGGAGTCCGTAGACACCTTTCTTAGAATTGGAAGGTCTTTTTGGAATCCTGAAGTATGATAACTACTATCAGAATCTACTTAACGAAAAATTATTCTTAGTAAAAAACGGATTTTCTTATCAAGATGTTATGATAATGCCTTCTCACGTAAGAAAGTATTACATTAAATATTTGTTCCCAAAGGAAGAATAATATATTTTAACGCATATTTATATAATAAATGTAGGTATGGAAAATTCATTAAAAAAATATATTAATGTTATTAACGACATCAATTTAACTATTGAAACTCTTTGTGAACAATCTGATGAAAAAATAAAAAGTGATATCGGTGAGTTAAGGGGTGAGATTTCATATCTACGTAATTTATTTTATGAAAAACAAAATACTAGTATCGACTTTAAAAATATAACTATAAGGTTTTTAGGTGAATATGAATTAACATTACCTAAATACGGTGTGGAGTCTTTTGATAGAACATTAAAAGGTGAAATGTATTTTAAAGTTATTGGAGGTAATAATCAATATATAGATATAAAAACAAATAGTTTCCCTAATACCTTTAAAATTAGACTTCATTATAAAACCTTAGTAGAATATAACAAACAAAGAGGTGATGCGTTTTTAATATACCAAAGAGGGACACAATACTTAGAAGGTGAAGAAACTAAAATTAATTTTACTATAATTAAAAAATCATGAATGTAATATTATTTTTAAAAGATAGGTTAAAAAAAATTGAAGAACAATCTATAGAAATTGAGAAAAGGTTGAAGAAGGAGGAGTTATTAAAAAAAAATGATAAAAATAATAAAAAATAATATTATGGAATATGGCTTGTGATCCTTCAGTTTTTGATCCCTCAAACACTAATTTTGGTGAACAAATTAGATGTTTAAGAGAAGAAGTCTCAGAATTAAGAAAAGAAATAGATAGGGCAGCAACTTCTACAGGAAATTTTTCTTCTAAATTAGGTAGTACTTACATCATTTTTACGGGCATGAAAGATGCGGTAAAAGAGTTGAAAAATAGTATGAATGAGTTTACCAAAAATACACAAGCACATTATGATTTATCGGAAAAAATTGCAGAAAGTTACAAAGAAGTAGGTTTGAGCATAGGGTTAGCAGTTGGTAGGTCTAGAGGATTCGCACAAGCATTTAAAGGTGGTGTCGCAGAAGTCGCTAGGTTTGGTGGTAGTATAGAGGATGTTAAGGGTATATATAGTGATTTTGCGGATTCTTCTGGAAGGGTTAGAATTTTAGGGAAAGACGAGGTTAAAGAAATATTTCGTTTAGGTGAAGCAGCAAATTTAGTGGGTAGTGAATCTGCATCCCTTTTTGAAACCTTTGATTTAATGGGTATTGGTTTTGAAAAGGCTGGTGATTATTTAGAAAATCTAATCATAGAGTCCCAAAGTATAGGTTTGAATTCATCTAAAGTTGCAAAAGTATTATCTCAAAATATAGATAGAATGCAAACATATTCATTCGCTAACGGTGTTAAGGGTATGACCCAAATGGCAAAACTAGCAGTTAAAATGAGAATGGATGTGTCAGATATGTTAGGTATGTCAGAAAAATTTTACGAACCTGAAGCGGCAATAGAGGCCGCGGCAAATCTACAAATGTTAGGTGGTGATATCGCAAAGGCATTTGGGGATCCTTTTGAAACAATGTATTTGGCTAGAAATAAACCTGAAGAATTAGCAGAAAGAGTTAGTTCTATGGTTGAGAATATGATCACATTTAACGAAAAGACAGGAGAATATGAATTTCCCCCAGAAGCTAGAATGCAACTTAAAGCAGCTGGAGATCAATTAGGTATTAATGTCGATAAGATGATTGAGATGGCTAGACAGTCAGCAAAAATTGGTGACGTTAAAGATAAACTTAATATGTCGGGTTCAGCTTTTTCTGAAGACGAGATGGATGCTATTGGTAGTATGGCTAGAATGAGTAAAGATGGAGGGTTTGTAGTTGACATATACGATGAAAATGGAGAAAAACAAACTAAAGCAATTGAAGACTTAACATCCGGAGATTTAAAAATGTTGGTTCAACCACCTAAAGACGAACAAGACTATATGACTAAAATGATTGATAATTCTATGACGACAAATAGATTATTAGCTTCAATAAACGACTCTTTTCAAAAACAATTCGTAGAAGGTGTTGACATATATCAGATGTATGAACAATCGTCTAAACAAACCCTTATTGCGACTAGAGATTTAGTTAAAAAAAGTATTGAAGGAGTTATAGACGAACAGAAGACAAGTTTAGTAGGTACACTTGGAACTATGACTGTAGATACGTTTGCGGCAATAGACGAAAAAATTGCGTCAGGTATAAGATCTATGGATGATATTTTTAGTCAAGACTTAGATATAGACTCTTCTGGGATAATAAATATTTCATCTCCTTCTACTAGTATAAACTTATCTGAAGGTGGTGGAGGTAGTTCATCATCATCTATTAATGCATCACAATTGGGGGCATGTAGTGCAAATGGTGGGAAATTTATTAATGGAAAATGTATAGGACCTGATGGCGCAGTGATTGAAATGGCGAAAGGTGGTATTGTGACTAAACCTGTAAACGCTCTTATTGGTGAGGGTGGAGAATCAGAGGTGGTTTTTCCTTTAAGTAAATTAGAAAATTTTATACAGACACAAAAAATGGGTGGTAAAGTTACTTTAGAAGGTAATCCTACTATAACACTTAATATAAATTCTAATGGGTCAGATATTAGTTTCTCAGAACAAGATAAAATAAAAATGAAAGAATCTATAATTAGTGTTGTAACCAAAATGTTTAATAATGGTGGGTTACCTGATGGTGCTAACATACCACAAGGTTCAAAAGGGTTTATCCAAACCATATAATAAAAAAATTTTTAATTTATTTTCATTTTACTATTGACTTTTCAATAAAAATTACCTATTATTACCAGGACTAGTATAAGCAATAATTTATACAAGTTTTCAAATAAATAATAATAAATCAAGTATAATAATTATTATTTAATCTTCCTGAATTTTATTGATGTAATATTTATATAATAAGAAATAATTATATATGGCAGGAATATTAGACTATCAAGGGATATTTTATCAACAAGGTATACTATCAACACAACAGTTTAGAAATAGTTTACTTAACAGAAATTTACCGCCACCTGTTAATGAAACATTAACCCAATCTGGATTAGTATCTAAATTAGATGATATTGGTAAAGTCATTAATGTACCTATATTCGGTACAGGAGATGAAAATATACCTGTTCATTATAATGAGGATGAAAGAATGTTTGGTTTGGGAACCTTTTTCAGAACTACACAGAATGTCAATTTAAACCCATATGTACCACAAGATGATAATTATGTTACTTATGAATTAACAATCCCTCCTGTGTTACCTAAACCACAACCTGAAGGGTTTGGTGAAAAAGTAAAGAGTCCTTACCCAACATCGTATTCAGTAGAAAGATTTGATTTAATCAATAAAGGGGATAAAAAAGGTGTCGGTTTTCCATTTAATGTAATTGATAAATACAGATCATTAAATTTTCAAAAAGAAAGTTCTATTGGTCTTGTTGGTGGTCAACAGTTGGAGAAAACAATAATTGATAAAATATCGCAAGTTGAAACTGTTCAAACTAATAGTATTACAAATCCAATTGGGAATGTAAAAGATAATTATGTTAATACTTTAAGGGGAAACAACCCACCCTTTATCATTTTACCAAATGACGCTATAGGTTGGAATGAATATAATACAAGTAATAAAATAAATGGTGGATCGACTGATGAAGGTGAAGGTGTAGAACCAACAATGGGTACTGAAATCAGAATGAAAACTTTGTTAGGAAGAACAGGTATTAATCAAGTTAAGTTCGCGTTTGATTTATTAAATAGAAATTCGTATAGACCTTTATATGAAGATAGTAGATTTGTTGGTACATCAGATGAAGGTACTAATGGAAGATATTATATTGGTAATGAAAAAAATACTAATAGGGGTTCATTAATTACTAAAACTTTCGACAGTTCAGATTTCAATGGTGAAATAGATACACCGGGAAATATACAAAGAACATCCATTGAGGGGATTTCGGAACCGTTTGGAGAACCAAATAAGTTTTTTTGGACTACTGGCGGTGAACAAAACTTTAATGAAAAAACGTTATTATATAAAACACAACAGTTGGTTAATAATAATCAGGATAGTGTGTTTATTAATCAAACTAGAAAGTTTTTTAAAGACAAAAAACAAAATAGATTAATTAGTAGAGGTAACGCAATTGGGGAGATTGAGTTGATAGATCTTTTATCCAATGGAAATTATTGTAGAGTATGGACTGTTAACGATAGATATAATTATTTAAGGGCAATAAGAAATACTGGTTTATTCACATCTGAAAATGGACTTAATGGGTTTTCTACTGATACAAAAGAAAAAGAAAAAAGTGTTTTATTGGATAGTGGAATTCCAAAGTATCACCCAACGAAATTAGATTCTACCACCACTAGAAAGAGATTTATGTTTTCAATAGAAAATTTAGCGTGGGCAGATAATTTGGCGGATTTACCTATTAGTGAAATAGGACCTGGAGATGTATTGAGTGGTAATAAAGGGAGAATTATGTGGTTTCCACCTTATGGGTTAACCTTTGACGAAAGTTCAAGTACAAATTGGACTTCAACTGATTTTATCGGTAGAAGTGAACCTGTCTATACCTATAATAGCACAACTAGAAGTTCATCGATATCATTTAAAATATTAGTTGATCACCCAAGAGTTATTAATGGTTATAGAGGTAAAAGTAATAATCTTATTGAACGTTTTATGGCGGGTTGTGTGACACCTGAAGATTTTTTAAGTTCTTTAGATTCTACAGTATCACAATCTACAAAAGAAGAAGTCCTAAAAAAACTTAAAGAAAAAAAATCACAAAAGGCTACTAACTTAGAAAAAATAACAGATACTGGTACTATAAATTATGTATGTCCCCCCCTCAAAAGTGAATGTGATTTAAGTGAAAAAGTATATAATGATTCTGAATTAACTGATATAACAGATCAAATTCAAGATTTTTTAACTAAACAGGCAACCACTTCTGATCCAGAAATTAAAATAACTATAGATGGATATTATGGTGAAGATGAAAATATTGCAAAAAGTAGAGCAAACGCAATAAAAGAAAAACTTATAAGTTCACTGGGTAGAAATAATATTAAATATGTGACAAATGCGGTTGTAGAAAACGCACAAAAAGTAGAAGTTACATGGGAAAACGATCCTGATAATTCTAAATCTGCACAACCAAAAGAAGAAGAAAAAGAAAATGCTACGGGTACTTATGACCCTGAAGAAGTTAAAGCCATTGATAGTTTGTTAATAGATGAAAGTACGTATTTTGATTTTATAGATGGTAATTACCCTAATTATTTCAAAACTATATCAGAAAAGATTAAGTATTTCCAACCAGGATTTCATAGTATAACACCTGAAGGTTTAAATAGTAGATTAACATTCCTTAACCAATGTATGAGACAAGGACCAAGTATATACGATAAGGGTGCGAATATACAACCTCAGAATTTATCTTTCGGTAGACCACCGATATGTATTCTTAGGATAGGTGATTTTTTTCACACAAAAATTGTGATAAATAGTTTATCTATAACTTATGATGGCCCACAATTTGATTTGAATCCTGAAGGTATTGGTGTACAACCTATGATTGCAACAGTACAATTATCTGTTAATTTAATTGGTGGACATTCTTTAGATGGACCGATTAATAGATTACAGAATGGAGTTTCATTTAACTATTATGCAAATACTGAAATATATGAACCGAGGGCAGATTACATACAGGATGGTAAATTAAATGATGGTATTAAATTAAGTGAGATAAGAAAAGATATTTTAGGTGAGGCAGGATTAAATCAGTTAGTAAAAGATTTAAAAGAGGAAGGTACTGTAAAACAAGAAAAAGACGCAGAAGAGAATACAGATGATACGGATGGAAATGGGGACGATGTTTTGGAAATAATAAGTGATGGTAAATCAATAATAACTATTAAAACTAAAGATGGAAATAATCCTAAAGATGTTATTGTAAAAGGTAGTGATCCTAACCCTTCTAATAAATTAGGGTATGAATTTAATAATTTAGATGAAACATTAAATAATGTTAATGGAATATCAGGTAGTACTGTTGATATAAATGTTAATTTTAAGACTAATAATTTGGTTGACCCCACTGATTTAGGTACCGCAGAATCTACTCTTAGTGGTGCTTCACAAACATTAGAAACTGCAAAAACTAATTTCAAAACGTTTAAAACAGAACCTAATAAGAAGGCATATGAAGATGCACAGACTAAATATAATGAAGCAAAAAAGGATTTAGATGAAGTCAAAAAAGATAAAAAGGATACTATTAAAGTTACTGCGTTTTTAACCGAAAATAAAAGTAAAACTAGAAAAGTCAAAACATTTACAATAACAAGTCAGGGGTTAACTTAATATAGATGGGAAAAGAATATTACGACAGATATCAAAAATTTAAAGTTAATGGTTCATATAAACCATTACCGTTTATAAAATTAGATACTAAACCTACAGATAAAACTGTTGTTTATAGGTCACAGTTTAGTAGATTGGATAAACTAAGTCAGATATACTATGATAATCCATATCATGGATGGTTAATTTTATTGGCAAACCCACAATATGGTGGTGTAGAAGAAAATATTCCTGATGATGAAATTATTGTGATTCCTTTTCCATTCAGAGATAGTTTACAAGTGTATATTGATAAAGTAGAAGAATATAAAACTTTATATGGTATTTAAAAAATAGTTTTTTTATGGCAGAGAATGGAGTAGAAGAGATTGGAAGGGTATTTGTTGTTGACCCCAACCCAATTCAGAATGATATTATACCACCTGAAGATATGTTTATATACGTTAAATTTTCGGCGTATCCTAAAAATAGAGTAACATATAATGGAGACAGTTTTGATATTAGAGGTGTTGAAGATGAAGTTAATTTTATATCAACAAAAATAAGATATAATAATGATGGAAAATTAGATCCTAATCCACAACAAACATATGCAACTACTGATTGGACAAACATAGGTGGGTTTAAAGGTGAAGATACTAGAAGTTCCGGAATTTTAGAAGGTTTCGGTATAAAATCTATTAACATAGTATATAACGCTAGTTTAGTACCAGTAGTAGATATAACATTTACAGATGTAAGGGGTAGTGCGTTATTCGATATTTTAGGTAATGATGATATTAGATCACCATATTCTATATTTTTTAAAATGCCTTATCCTGTTTTCAAACTTTCAGTAAAAGGTTATTTCGGTCAAAAGGTAGATTATTGTCTACATATGACTAATTGGAATTCACAATTTGATGGTTCTACAGGTAATTTTGATATTAGTGCAAATTTTTTAGGTTTCCAACAAGCGTTTCTTAATGATATGGTAATTGGAAATATTGTTGGTGTTGTCAATACAAAAGAGGGGTATGGTAAATTAAATGAAATTTATGATAGAACCGATTCAAACTTTGGTTTAAGTTCTAGTGGCGACGGTAAAAGTTTAGAGGAATTACAAAGGGTAGGTAAGTTAAATATAAGAAAATTAGATGATTTTTTTATAAGAATTTCAAAACTAAAAGTAGAATCAGAATCTTTAAAAGATGATTTAGATACATTTAAAACGTTAAAATTTTTAAATGGTAAAAAAAGTATACTAAAAGAATTACAAACATTTATAGGTCCACCGATTGAAAAAGAATCCGATCCAACCGATCAATCTAATAATGACGGAACAACTAAAGATTATCTAAAAATAAACAATAGTATTAAAAAAATAGAAACTAGTGGTATAAATGATAGGTTATTAGAATTAAAAAAAAATTATTTTTCTATTAGGGATTATCTTTTAATTAATAGTATATCTATTGGCAATTTTAAAAATTATATTATTACATTAAATGATATTGTTACTAAATATAATGAATATATTACTGACGATAGAAATCAAGAATATACTAATACAGATAGTTTAACTAATCTTTCTAAATCTGCTGGAAATAAATCAATATCTAAAGGTAAACTATTAAGTGATATTATATCCGATGTTACCACCTATTTAAATACACCAAAAGACAAACAGTTTATTGAACTATTTAAAATAGATGATAATAGTGAGGATAAATGGAAAAATTTTGTAATTGACTCCCAAAAACCAAATGATGAATTGATTTTAAATCAATCTTTTTCATTACAGAATGTTTTATCCTATATGGTTGAAAGAGGAGATGAAATATACTTGAAAAAAAATTATAAAGGTGGTAATGATGTTAACAATAATTTCGATATAAATAATTTTAATAAAGAAGTCTCAAATGGCACATATTATAATCCCAATATGTTACGTGATACTGTTGTGGTTGTTGCAGATTTTAGAGAAATTAGGGAAAAACTTGAAAATGAAATACAATCTTTAGAAAGTATTATAAAATCACAACAACAAATTGTACAAGAAGACTTAAATGAGAAATTATTTAACAAATCTAATGATTCTGAGAATGAGTTCAAACCCACAATAAAAACTTGTTTTGAGGTGTTGGCGAATAACACACAAGCAATGGTTGAAACGATTTATGAAATAACTAAATCTAGCGAAAATTTAGGTTCACAAAGAAATAGTTTAATTAAAGGTCGACAAACTGATATCCCTGAAACGTTATTAAATAGTTTGTCTGAAAATAATAAATCTATTGCGTGGCCTTCTTTCTATACCGATGTTAGTGGAAATGAACCACAAAAAGAAATTTATATTGGTGATGTACAGGGTGTAACTAGAACTAATTTCCCTGAGTATGATTTTGTTGAACGGGTATTCGATAATTTCATATCAAAAAGAGAAGAGTTACAACAAATTACTAAAACTAGTGTATTGAATAATGGTACTGATACGGACAATTGGTTTCCTATTAATCCTATGGATTACGATGTTAATCCATTTTTAAAATTGAGGTTTTTAAATTCGGAACCGGAAATTATTGAATATTTTACGGAACAAATGTTAACTAGAATTGCGTTATGGCAAAATTATTCTAATTTTGATACAACCACAGGTGGATCATTTGAAGATTACGCAAAATTTGACGCAATTAATGCGTTTGAAACCGTAAACGTAAATAATCAGACAGTTTTAGTTATTAACAAAATAATTGATAGAATAAAAAATGATGGAGATAAATTTGGTGCGAATAGTTTAATAGGTCAAACAAATTTTTTTAAAAATATTGTTGTTGGGGATGATGGTGTTATAACATATGCATTAAAAGAAGGTGATGGGGTACAACCAAAGATAGGTAACATTGAGTTCGGGTTAAATTACAATAATGCAAACATAGATTACATTTTATTTGATAATAAAGAAATTATAAACAACTCTAGTAAACTTTGGGATAAAATACAAACATCAAATGAATACAAAAAATTTTTTCCTAATGACCAAAGTAAGTTTACTAAAAAAGAATATAAAGGTGATTTAATATATGAAACTAAATATGTTGCAAGTAATAATCTATATACTAATAATATATATAATGTTTGGGGTAAATCAATAGGTAACAATCTATTAAAATCATCAAATATTGAATCAGAAAATAACATAACTACATTTGGAAATGTAATATTAGAAAACATAGATAAAAAATTATCTTCTGGTGATACGACAGGAATTTATTTGAATAAAACATACTTTACTGATGACACCGAAACCACCTATGAAGAAACTTTTACCGGTGGAAAATTTTATACCCAACAAACAATTTTTGGCAGTGGGTATTTATTGTTATCAACAATTCCATATAGAGATTTTAAAAATGGATTTATAAATTCATTATTTCCTGGTGATAAATTTTTTGGTGCGAGAATTGTTAAATTACCTGAATTATATGTTTACTATTTGGGTTCAATATTATGGAGATATAATGAGAATACTGATCCATTAGTTTGGACAGACTATACGAATTTCCAAACAAATAAAAATAATTACCCCACTAAAATAAGTTATTATAAATCCATTCCGTCTGAAGAAAAACCATTAGAAGATGAATTGATAAATTTACCTATTAGTGTTAAAAACGCACTAATAAATAAATTTAAAGAATGGGTAAAACTTAACTTTAATTCTACACAAACAGGTAAATTTGAGTCGGAATTAGATAATTATGTTAGTGATATACCCAATAATATAGAAAAAACAAAAAATTATTTACTTAGAGAGTTGACAAAAACTACTGAACTAATAATATTAAATCCTAAAATTTTTGATAAAAATAGGAAAAATAAATTATTTATTACAATTAATAAGATAGATGAATACATAAATAAATTCTCTGAACTTTTTTCTAAAAAATCCACTGAAAATAGTGACACTAGTGGTAATAATGTAGAGGAAGAAAAACAAAAAGTTAGTGAAAAAAACAAAAAAGAGATAAAATTACAAATATATAATTATTTTAAGAATATTAACGACAAATGGGTTGCGGGTAGTGAAGAGGGTAAAAGTTTTAACGTTTGTGGTGCCGGTAATAACGGATCAACCAATAGTACCGTTAAAAAACCAAATAATTTAATTGATTATTTTAGATTTATTGATAGAGGATGGAGTGACATTGGTGATCAGGCAACAATAAATTTAAATAGTTTTTTAAGTTTAGGTAATAATCAAGATACTAGTGTTTATTTCTTTATGTCTAAATTGTTAAGAGATAGTAATTTCTTATTTCAAATTTTACCTAGTTATATTGATTATAAAGATGAGAAAGAGGTCGCAAAAATGTTTAGGCCTTTCACCACTTTAGAATCTCCCGATTCATCTGGACCAGTTTATTGTTGTATATATGTAGGTGGCGCATCACAAGTTTTAGATATAAAAGAAACAAATAATTATTACTTTAACAATGATGGTTATGCGTTTAAAAATGGGGAAATACCTTCCGATATGGGAGACACAAATAACGCAATTGAAGCCAAAGATAAACGCAAATTAGTTGCGTTTAGGGTTGCGTTTGGGGCTCAAAACCAAACCATATTTAAAAACGTTTCATTGAATCAACAAGAACATAAAGAAACGGGTGAATACTTTAATGTATTATCAGAAATAATCGACAAAAGAGGTGCAACCCAAAAGGTATATCAGGGTACAGATTTATTAAGATTATTTAAAACAAGATCCTACACGTGTCAAGTTGATTCTTTAGGGTGTATGAATATACAACCATTGATGTATTTTGACTTACAAAACGTACCATTTTTTAATGGGGCATATTTAATTACGAGTGTTAGTCATAGTATTACACCTAACCATATGACAACTAATTTTAAAGGTGTACGACAATCTAAATACATAACACCACCAACAACATCTATAACTGCGGATATTGATATAGATTTAAATGAGACAAATGAGATACCTAAAATAGAGTTTTCTAATTTAAATAATACAAATCAGATTTATAGTATTGGTGTTGATTCTGGAGTCGCCAACCAAGTATTTGAGGTTAATCAGATAACTATTGAAACATTGAATATATTAGGTGTCTCTACAAGTGGAATAACTGCCGGTGACATTGACTTTATTAAAACTACTATAAATGGATCAACTAACGCAGATGTGGCAATGTTTTTTGCAAATGCGTTAGTTAACTCAAACAATTTCCTAAATAGTGAAGATAACTGGAATAATGGAGAATTTTCTAAAAATGAGGTCAAATTCCCCTCCAATGTAGAGTTTTCTGGAGAAACTAAAGCGTATCAGATAAGTAATATCCAATTTTCTCCATCAGATAATCAATATTTCACATATACACCTACTACTACTGCAACTACAACTAGTTCTGAAAATCAAGAAACCGCATATTATTTTCCAAATACACCATCTTCTTTAATAGAATATGATAAAGTTAATGTTGATCCTGAATCTGTGTTAAAAATAAAATTAGATAACTTAACGTATTATAATATTTTTCAAGGAGATGAATATATGTATCGACCAGTAGGGTTCTTATATATGATAGGTAGAAAACAATATTTTGATTTGTTTGGTTCGGACGCAATTAATTCACCACAAAATTATTACCAACCTCCATTCCAAAGAAGTTTTGAAATTGCTTATAAAGTTTGGACAAATATAAAAGATGGAAATGGTAATACCGGATCAGGATATTCAAAAACTGATGTTGGAGGTAGGTTAGGTTCGTTCACTTCATTTAATCAATCAAGACTAGCGTCACAACAATTTAAGACTAAAAGTATTGAGGAGTCTGCAAAAGTTTTCCAAAAAGTATTAAATATATTTACACATAAAGGTGAACCACTAATTGATTTCTTTAACCCATAATTGTTTTTTATAAAAAAAATTATTATATTTGTAATATGTATATTGGAAATATAGTTACAACTTCTAATTTAGAGTTAGAAAACTTTAAGATTTGTCATAAGTTAGATACTATTGACGATAGGTTACCTACGCTAATTATCGGTTGGAATAAAACAAAAGAACTTGTTGAAGATAAGGTATCTATTCTTCACAAACAAATTAATCCTAAATTATTTTGGACTTTTTCTACAAAAGAAAGAAAATCAGAATATGAAACAGATTTAGATTCTTTTATGTCCTTTTGTTATAATTCTTTTGGAGAAAACATCCCATATGTTTATTTGGATTTATTATATGGTAAAAGAATGGTAAACTTTAGAATTATAAGAAAAATATTGAATTTAAAAACCCCAACAACATATATTTCACCTAATGATATGATTTACATATATGGCGAAAACTTAATATTTGGTATAGATTTAAATGTTTTATCTTTAATTGAAGGTAAAAAAGATAAAATAACCCAAACCATAAAAAACTTATCGAATAATACTTTGATAGATTCTGAGATATTTAATAAATGTAAGGATTTTATTTATAAAATAAAAAACAAAAACAGGTATATTCCTTACATTTATACTTATGGATTCGAACAATAAAATTATAACACTGGCGTCTTTTGTATATTTGAATAAAATAGATAGTTTTAAGAAATATCTATACAATAGATTTAAAATAATAGATGAAAATATTTTCCACTATACCTTTAATGAAGAAGACAAAAAGATTTTAACCTTTATGGTTAGGTTAAATCAAGGACAAAGAGTTGACACAAATTCATTTTACCCGCCTACAATTATAGTACATAAAAAAGGAGAATGTTTTTATACCATTAATGCGCTTAATCAATTAATTGAATCAATTAGTGATACTGATACAGGTAATATAAATCATAAAAATATAAAAATAGATTGGGATAACTATCAAAATAAAATGTTAATCATTAAAAATGGTGATTTAAAAATGTTGACAATAAATAGAGATTTTTCTTAAATTCCTAATATTTATTAATAAAGGTATTATGGAAACTAAAAAAGAAAATAGAGAAAGAGAAACTTTGGAGAATAAATTAGATAATTTTCTCAACGACACTAATACACAAAAAGAGTGTGAAGGTGACGAGTGTATTATTAATGATGGAAAAGAAATCGTTGAAAGAGTAAACAAAGTTTATAAGACTAATGATGGAAGACAACTATTAATGTGATATGAGTAAGAAAAATTTATTAAGCGAAGAATTAAAAAGATATAAACAGTTATTGGAATATACTTTTTATGTGTCAGAAGAAGATGAACCTAAAGATGTTAATGGTAATTTATTGTTGGATGATATGATAACTGAACAAGATCCACCAGAAGAAGATCCTTTTGGGGGAACTGAATCTACACCAGAAGAAGAAGGCGGTATGGGTACAGATACTGAAGATATGACAGTAACAGATCAAGAGGATGAAATCAATCCCTTTGGTGATACTGAAGTAGAAGATGAATTTGCAACAGAAGAACCATTAAGTGGAGAAGATACTGTAGAAGTAGATGTTACTGATATTGTAGATAAAACTGAAGAAACTAAAACTTCTGTAGATAGTATGAGTACTAAGATGGATGATCTCTTATCTAAATTATCTGAATTAGAATCACAAGTTTCTGGTATGGATAATGTAATCAATAAAATCGATGAGTTAGAAAAAGAAATCGAAAGAAGAAACCCAACACCTGTAGAGAGATTAGAAATGAGATCGATGGATTCATTTCCATATAGTGTTAAATTAACTGATTTTTGGAAAGACAAAGAAGGGTATAATTCGTCCGAAGTAGAAGAAGAAAAAGAATACACATTGACACAAAGTGATGTTGACAATTTTAATGAAAAAGAAATAAGATCATCCTTTGGTTCTAATATGAGATAGGAAGGTAAGTAACCTAACATAGTATATTAAAGAAAAACCTCGCCTTTGTGAGGTTTTTCTTTTATCCACTTATTGACTTTTTGAAAATTTATACGTATTATTGTTTATTATTAATTAAAAAATAAAAACAATGAGTAACAGTTTAGACGCTATTTTAGCTCAGTATGAAAAAAACACTGAACCGGTAAAAAGTGGCAACAAAATGTCTAGTGAAGACAGACTTAAAAAGTATTTCACTGAAAAATTACCTAAAGGGGTAAAATCACAAACAAAAACTTTTAGAATCTTACCTACAAAAGAAGGTAAGTCACCATTTACTGAAGTTTATTATCATGAAAAACAAGTTAATGGTAAATGGGAGAAAATTTATTGTAACCATTTAAATGACGGTGAACATTGCCCATTATGTGAGGCGAAAGACGCTTTATATGAAGACGGTTCTGAGAAAGCTAAAAACTTAGCAAAAGAATTTATCGCTAGAAAATTCTATGTAGTAAAGGGAATTGATAGAGAGAATGAGGATCATGGGGTAAAGTTTTGGAGATTTAAACACAAAAAGACTGGTGACGGTGTAATGGATAAATTAATTCCTGTGTTTAAACTTAAAGGTGATATTACTAACCCTAGAGAGGGAAGGGATATTATTATTTCTTCTGGTAGAAACGATAAAGGACATAGTGTAGTTAATTCTATTATGACTGATGACGTAACTATTCTTACTGAGAATAAAGAATATGCAAATGAATGGTTTAATAATGAAGAATCCCATAGAGATGTTTACGCTAAAAAATCTAGTGAATATTTAGAAATAGTTGCGACTAATAAAACCCCTATTTGGGATTCCGAACAAAAGAAGTTTGTTGCTGAAGAAGATAAAGAAGAAAAAGAAACTACTTCATTGTCTGAAGAAATCAATATGATGAGAACCGAACGAATCGCAAAATCTTTTGAGTCTGATTATAATAGTGATGCCGATTTCAGTAACGATCCTGAGGTATCATCATTAGATGATGACGATGATGAATTACCATTTTAATATATAATATGAGTAAACAACCACTTAAGAAAAAAGCATCTGATTTTTCGTCTATCAGAAAGAAGTTTTCCTCTAGCGATAAGTACAAAGAACAAAGGTACTTTGATCTAGGGGAAGCCTTTCAGAAGTCGACAGGGCTACCAGGTCCTGCTATGGGTCAGGTTAATATGTTTTTAGGTCATTCAGACACTGGAAAAACAACAGCACTTTTACAGACTGCAGTAGACGCACAAAAGAAAAAAATACTACCTGTATTCATTATTACAGAACAAAAATTTAGTTTCGAACACGCCAAACAAATGGGTTTAGAAACTGAGTATATTGAAGAAGTTGATGAATCTACAGGTGAAGTTTCCGCATTTTGGGATGGATTCCTACTATATAAATTAGGATTCGATTATATAGAACAAGCATTTGAATATGTTACTGAAGTATTAGACGCTCAAAAGAGTGGTGAAATACCTTATGACATCGTATTCTTATGGGATTCTATTGGTACCATACCTTGTCAAATGAGTTTTGATGGGAAAGGTGGAAACCAACACACTGCGAGGGTAATATCTGAAAAATGGGGAATGGGGTTAGCACAAAGAATAACATCTTCTAGAAAGGATAGTTACCCGCATACCAACACAATGGTATTTGTAAACCAACCTTGGGTTGCATTACCTGATAACCCATTCGGACAACCAACAATCGCACCTAAAGGGGGTAATTCTATTTACCTATCATGCGCATTAGTATTTTTGTTTGGAAATCAAAAGAGTTCTGGTGTGTCTAAACTTTCTGCCACTAATAAAGGGAGAAAAGTAAACTTTGCGATTAGAACTAAGGTTGGTATCCATAAGAACCATATGAATGGTTTAGGATATGCAGATAATAAAATACTTGCAACAACACATGGATTTATTGAAGATGATAAGAAATCCGTTGATCAATATAAAAGTGATTATAAAGATTACTGGTTAGAAGTCTTCGATTCAATGGGTGATGATGTAATGTCTTTTGATGTAGTAGAAGGGGATGTAATTGAACCACCTGTTGATTATTCAGACAATTAATTGTTTAACGTTTAATCGATGGTGAGTGAAAATACCTAATAAGAAAAAAAGAATTCAAAGGACATTATTAGTTGATGGAGACTCTTTGTTAAAAACTGCCTATTATGGGGCTAAAAATCTTTTCTATAAAGAAACCCATATAGGTGGAATTTTTCAATTTTTGACTATGGTTCGTAAAATGTTGAATGAAAACAAATTCGACAGTGTATACGTATTTTGGGATGGACAATTTAGTGGTAGACTAAGATACGACATATACAAAGATTATAAGTCTAATAGAGGTAAAGATTTCTATAACGAACAACCACCATCAGAAATAGATGTATATTTACAGAAAGAAAGATTATATTCTTACCTTGAAGAGTTATTTATAAGACAATACAGAAACGATATTGTTGAGGCGGATGATTCTATAGGTTATTATGTAAATAACATGTCTGAGGACGAAAGAGTGGTTATTATAACGAGAGATAGAGATCTCTGTCAATTAATTAATGGAAAAGTTTCAGTTTACGATTTAAATCTTAAAAAGATAATTACAGAGGAAAACTATCTAGTAGATTTTGATCATCACCCATCGAATTTAAAACTTATAAAAATAATAACTGGAGATGTTAGTGATAACATTAAAGGTATTCTCGGTGTAAGTGAAAAAACATTGGTGAAATTTTTTCCTGAAATTATGGAAAAAACTTTGACTTTGGAGTATATTTTTAGTAAAATTGAAGAAGTACAGAAAGAAAGAAAAACAAGGTTGGCAACATTAGATAATATATTAAATAAAGTTACCAAAGGATCACAAAGAGAAATGATTTATGAGGTTAATGAAAAGTTAATAGACTTATCTAATCCACTATTAACCGAAGAGACTAAATCAGATTTAGATCACTTATTTAGTACTACTATGGATCCAGATGGTAGAAATATTAAGAATGTGATTAATATGATGATAGAAGATGGTATAATGTGGGCGATACCTGGAGGTAGAGAGGGTTATATAAATTTTTTACAACCGTTCCTATCTATAATTAAAAAAGAAAAAAATTATTATAAAAAAGTAAATCAATAAAATATGAAAAAAAGTTATAAAAGTTATCCGTATGAATTTCTGTTTATGATTAATGGAAACCCTATTGTTGGGAGAAACTTTCCAATATACAACTTCAATAAAGAATCTTTAAGATCTTATGAGATAAAAGAGTTAGTTGACAATGTATCAAATATCATTAGAAACTTATTTAAAGAACGTACCTATGAATATATGGAAAAATATTGTAATTATTTTTACACTAGTAGTGAAGAAGACACAAAAAACGTAAACATTTACGAAAATGAAGATTTCTTTTCTGTACAGATTAAGTACAATGGTAGAGTAGTCATTGAAAGAATTTTTAGTGGGAATGACTACCCACCTAACGTAAGATATGATGTCGATATAAGAAAAATTATCCCTAAAATTATTGATTATTTGCAACAGGGGTTGAGTGAGAAAAATTATACAAAAAAATATTGCGATTATCAACTTGACAACATATTTATTAATAACTAAATCAGATAAAGAATGTCGAAAAATGAGAGTTTAAATTTAGGTTATTTAGGATATAGTTTTCAAGTAAAATTAGTAAAACAATTAGTAGAGGATCAAAAGTTTTCGGAAAGTATTATTTCTATTATTGACCCAAATTATTTCGACAACGAGTATATGAGACTCGTTGTTGCATATATAAAGGATTATTATGAAAAATATGAAACTATTCCGTCTTATGAAACTATCTTTAATATAGTAAAGAGTGAAGTTAGACGAGAAATTGCTAAAGAATCTTCCATTGAACTTATTAAAGAGGTTAGAGAATCTGAAAATAGAGACTGTTTACACACACAAGATATTGCCATTAAGTTCTGCAAACAACAAGAACTTAAGAAGGCTACCCAAAAAATCCAAAAAATTCTAGACGGAGGTGATTTTGATAGATATGATGAATGTGAAGAATTAGTTAAACAGGCGATATCGGTAGGAACAGAAAAAGACGAAGGTGTAGATATCTTCCATGCAATTGAGGACGTTTTAGCGGACGATTTTAGAAATCCTATACCGACAGGATTAGTGGGAATTGACAACCTTATGGGTGGTGGTTTATCTAAAGGTGAGTTAGGTGTTATACTAGCCGCCTTTGGTGTTGGAAAATCACAACCACTTCACTCAAAAGTTTTAACACCTAATGGATGGACAACTATGGGTGATATCAAAGAAGGTGATTTAGTCATTAGTAGAGATGGAAAACCTACAAAGGTGTTAGGCGTATATCCTCAAGGTATTAGACCAACATATAAAGTAAAATTTAATGATGGTACTGAAACTTTATGTGATGAAGAACATTTGTGGTCAGTAAACACTATTAACCAAAGAAACAGAAGAACAAGGAAAGATGGTAAAATAATTAATTTAGAACCAGATAACTCATATAGAACTATGAAAACCATTGAAATGGTTGACAATGTTAAAGTTTGGGGTAACAGAAGATTAAAATATAGAATCCCTAGAGTAGAACCTATACAGTTTGAGAAAAAGAATTTATTGATTGATCCTTATGTTTTAGGTGTTATATTAGGTGATGGTTGTATTACTGAACATAATCACCCACATTTTGTAACTAAAGATGAGGAAATAATTAATGAGGTTAAAAGTTTTTATGATAAAGTATCTATCAAAGAACAAAATAGGGATATCGAAAAAGAGGTTGATGGTGAATTAGTTTTAGTTAAACGATCAATTACTAAAGTTTCATTTTTAGGTATAAAAGATGATCTTAAAGTATTGGGGTTATATGGTTGTAATTCTGAAACTAAGTTTATTCCGGAAGATTACATTTATTCTAATGTTGAAGATAGAGTTAAAATATTACAGGGGTTAGTTGATACAGACGGTTCAATAGATGAACATAGAATAGAGATAACAACTGTATCTAAAACGATGGCTTCACAAATTAGAGAAATTGTTTTATCTTTAGGTGGTACTGCGAGTATTAATCAAAGGGAAACGTTTTATAAGAAAGGTGGTGTAAGAGTCGAATGTAAATTAGCGTATAGAGTTAATTTTAGTTTTCCGTCTAATATTGGATTCAATCCTTGTAGATTAAATAGAAAATTGTCTAAATATAATGGTAGAACAAAATATTCAGATAATAAGTTTATTTCGTCTATTGAGTATTATGGAGAAGAAGAGTCACAATGTATTATGGTAGACAACCCTGAACATTTATATGTTACAGATGATTATATTGTTACTCACAATACTACATTAATCACTAGAATGGCGAACACTGCGTATTTAGAGGGTCAAAACGTAGTACAAATTTTCTTTGAAGATAATGTTAAAGTTATCCAAAGAAAACACTTAACATGTTTTACTGGAATAGAACTAAGTGAGTTGGGGGATAGAAGAGAAGAAGTAAAAGAACTCTTACCTAGATTTCAAAATTTAAAAGGTAACCTTATACTTAAGAAAATGTCTAGTGATGGTACGACTATCCCACATATTAAACAATATCTACGTAAAATAATTTCTAGTGGTATTAAACCAGACATTGTATTTATTGATTACATTGATTGTATACAACCTACTAAACATTTCAAAGACGAATATAGTGGTGAAGGAAATGTAATGAGACAATTTGAAACTATGTTATCAGAATTAGACATTGCGGGTTGGACTGCGGTACAAGGTAACAGAAGTGCAATTGGTGCAGACTTAGTAGAGGCGAATATGATGGGTGGGTCAATCAAGAAAGGACAAATCGGACACTTCATTTTATCAGTTGCCAAAACATTGGATCAAAAAGAAGAGGGTCGGGCGACATTAGCCATTTTAAAATCTAGATTTGGTAGAGACGGAGTTGTTTTTGACGACATAGTATTTGACAATGGTACATTAATTATTGATACTAGTGCAAGTACAGATGTTTCACTATTACAACATGGAAAAGGACAAAAAAAGAAAGAGTCTGATTTCATTAGCGAAACGATAGCAAAGAAGAGAGGTATCGTAAATAATAATTAAAATTAGTAAAGGGGTATTTTTTGAGTGGTTTACTTAAATGAATCATAAAGGGAAAGACACCCACTAAAAAAAAGAAAAAATTAAAAAATGGAAAAAATATTAAAAGAAAATCCATCTAGATTTGTAATATTTCCGATTGAACATAATGATATATGGGAATATTATAAAAAACATCAAGCTGCGTTTTGGACAGCAGAAGAAATTGATTTAACAAATGATATTAAAGATTGGGAAAAACTTACAGAAAATGAAAAATATTTTATTAAAAATGTTTTATCGTTCTTTGCATCATCAGATGGTATCGTTAATGAAAATTTGGCTGAGAATTTTTATAGAGAAGTTCAGTATCCTGAAGCTAAATTCTTTTATGGGTTTCAGTTAGCAATGGAAAATATACATTCATTAATGTATTCATTATTAATTGATACCTATCTGAATAACCCAAAAGAAAAAGATGACTGTTTTAATGCAATTGATAGATTACCGGCAGTTCAGAAAAAAGCTAAATGGGCGTTAAATTGGATAGAAAACGCTTCGTTTCAAGAACGATTAATTGCGTTTGCAGCTGTTGAAGGTATATTTTTTTCGGGTTCATTTTGTTCAATATTCTGGTTAAAGTCAAGAGGTATTATGCAGGGTTTATGTAATGCAAATACATTAATATTTAAAGATGAAAATTTACATTGTGATTTTGCCATCCATTTACTAAATAATCATTGTGAAAATAAACCATCAGAAAAAAGAATTAAAGAGATTTTATTATCTGCGTTAGAAATTGAAAAAGAATTTATTACAGAGTCATTACCGGTATCACTTATTGGAATGAACTCAAATCTAATGAGACAATATTTGGAATTTGTTGTTGATGGATTGTTGGTTAAGTTCGGTTGTAGTAAAGAATTCAACGTAGAACAACCATTCAAATTTATGGAGCAAATTGCGGTTGAAACAAAGGGTAATTTCTTTGAATCAAGAACTGTGGAGTATCAGAAGGCAAAAATAAATGAAACAATAACATTTACAGAGGACTTTTAAATTTTATAATATGTCATTAAAAATTATTAAACGAGAGGGGGAATCAGTTCCATTTAACCCACAAAAAATTTACAATAGAGTTAAACGTGCATCCAAAGGGTTAAACGTAAATTCTGATGAGATTTTCATCAAAGTGATCACATCAGTTCCGACTGAAGGTGAAGTAACTACAAAGGAACTAGATAAGTTAGTTTATGAAATGGCGGCATCATATACAGGTAGTCATCACGATTACTCAAGATTAGCATCTTCAGTTGCGATATCTTCATATCATAAAGAAACAAATAATAGTTTTTCACAAACAATGTATGAACTTTATAATGATGGTATTATAAACGAAAAACTTATTGAAACGATTAAAGAGTATGGTGAAGACACTATTGATTCGGTAATTAATCACGAAAATGATTACAACTTTGATTATTTTGGTTGGAGATCATTACAAGAAATGTATTTGTTGAAAAAGCCAACAGGTAAGGTTATTGAGAGACCCCAACATATGTATATGAGAGTTGCGTTGTGGGTTACTGATAATATGGTTGACGCATTTGATTATTACAAATCATTGTCAAATCAGTTAATCTCAAAGGCAACCCCTATTATGATTAATGCGGGAACTAAAGTACCTCAATTAGCTTCTTGTGTGTTACATTACAATAACTCAGATTCGAGAAAGGGATTGTTAGATACATTAAATGATATCTCAACCTTTTCATCTGCAGCCGCAGGTATTGGATTATCAATGTCAAACCTTAGAAGTAAGGAAAGTAGGATATCAACATCTGGTGGGTATGCGGGTGGTTTATTAAAATACCTTAAAATTGTTAACGAGTCTTTGAGATTCTTTAACCAACAAGGACGTAGACCTGGATCGGCAGCAATTTACATTGAACCTTGGCATAAAGATATCTTTGATATTTTAGATATTAAAAAGAACACCGGTGCCGAAGAATTAAGGGCTCGTGATTTATTTACTGCACTTTGGATTCCTGATAACTTTATGAGGGCTGTTAAAGAAAATGGTGATTGGTATTTGTTTTGCCCTAACGACATTAAAAGTGCCGGTATCAAACCATTACAAGAATCATTTGGTGATGAGTATGAAGAAAACTACGAAAAGGCAGTTTATTTAGGTCTTGGTAAAAAAGTTAAGGCACAAGATATTTGGACTAAAATATATGAATCACAGATTGAAACGGGGGTTCCTTATTTATGTTCTAAAGATAGTGCTAACCGAAAAACAAATCACCAAAATATTGGGGTGATCAAGCAGTCAAATCTTTGTAATGAGATTTACCAATATACTGATGAAAAAACGACAGCTATTTGTACTTTATCATCAATGGTATTAAAAAACTTTATACAAAATGGTAAATTTGATTTTGAATTGTTATTCACTGAAGTTAGAAAAGTTGTAAGATCACTAAATAAAGTTATTGACATCAATAACTACTCAACAAAAAAAGGTTTAAAAGGTGGTTTAGAACAAAGAGCAATTGCGATTGGGACTCAAGGTTTGGCAGATGTATTTTATTTAATGGACTATATCTTCACATCGGAAGAAGCAAAAAGATTTAATAAAGATATCTTTGAAACAATCTATTATGCTGCGATTTACGAAAGTAATGAATTGTGTGTGAACGGTAAATATGAACAATATAAATTCTTTAAAGGATCTCCGATGTCCAAAGGTGAATTCCAATTTGATATGTGGGGGTTAGATGACTCCCAACTATCGGGAATGTGGGATTGGAATAAATTAAAGGAAAGTGTTGTGGAGTATGGTGTTTGTAATTCATTATTTACGGCACAAATGCCGGTGGCGTCTTCTGCTAAGATCACAGGTTCATTTGAAATGACAGAACCTGCCCATTCAGCATTATTTAATAGACGAGTTGTTGGTGGTGAGATTTTAATTGTAAACAAATACTTAATAAACGATTTTGAAAAAATTGGCATTTGGGGTGAGAACTTAAAAAATGAGATTATCATTAACGAAGGATCCATCCAAAACATTAACTTCAACAATTATTTAGATTCAGATGATAAAAATTATAATAAAAAGATTAAAAGAATTGAACACCTAATCCAAAAATATAAAACAATTTGGGAAATTTCACAAAGAGAGTTAATTGATATGGCGGCAGATAGAGCACCGTTCATTGATCAATCACAATCAATGAATATTTATATGGGAAATCCAACATTATCTAAAATAACATCATCACATTTTCATTCATGGGAAAAAGGTCTTAAAACTTTATGTTATTATGTTAGAACTAAAGCCATATCAACAGGAGCTAAACACTTAGCATTGGATATGTCTAAAGTTGGTGTACCGAAATATGAAAAACCTACGGTTGATATAACTCAAATTAGTTTACCTCAAAAACCATCTGATAGTTTATTTGAATGTTTTGGATGTTCATCATAATATAAAAAAACAGAAAAGTATATATTTTTACATAATTGGTGATATTTATAAATAAACACCAATTTTAAAAAAAATTGAAAATGAGAGAAAAGACAATATAACAAAGTAAGTTTAAAACCTTATGTAGTATTTAAAAAAGTCATCCTAAGTGATGACTTTTTTTATTTTACCATTTCTTTTAAAAAAAGATATAGTACAATATTTATAAACAAATGGCAAGAACAAGATATAAAAATATTGATTTCCCTTTTAAAGATAGTAAAAAGGGATTTTATTTTGAACTAAATCAAACTGATAGGGATGCGATTAGGGCAGATTTATTACACTTATTGTTAACTAACAAAGGTGACAGATTATACTTACCTGATTTTGGTAGTGATTTAAGAAAGTTCATATTTGAACCTAACGATACTATAACACATGATGAGATTAAAAAAAGTTTAAATGATAGTATATCAAGATATATACCTAATTTAATAGTTAATAGTATTAATTTTAGGAAAAATGATATTGAAGAATTAATAATTGTAGAATTAACATATACTGTTACAGATGGAACATTCCAAAGTTCTGACACAGTAACATTAACATTTTAATTAATTATCTTCTATACCAAACATATTTCTCTGTTCCACAATCAAAAATTTTAAAATAACCATTTAATTTCATATTATCGGATTCAGAAAAACTATCATTAATCAAAAGGTCCATATCACTTAACTTATGTTTTTGGTATTTATATCTAGTTTCTCTTTTTTTATTTATAACATAATAATAATTTGGCTCACTTATTTTTTCTAATTTAAACCCTAAAGTTTTATATATCCCCCCTTTCGACCATCTTTTATCGGAATAACTTATTACTTTATTAGGTTTATACGTTTTTAAAAAATAATTAAAAATTTTTGACGCCCCACCTATTACAGAAGTATTTAATTTATTTGAAAATCTTAATATTTCATATTCCCCATCAACGGATTTATATTTTAATATATTTCTGGTTTTCCCTAAAGTCATTAATGAAACTAACTCATTATTATAATATAATCCAATACGAATAGATGAATTAACGTACCCTTGTATATGATTTTTAATCATAAACTCTTTTGCGTCCGAACTAGATATTTCTTTAATTATACATTTTCTACCATATATTTTATTTTCAGTTAACCCTATAATATTAGTTAATCTGGATTTAACTATTTCTTTTTTATCATTCCATTCGTCCTCAAAAATATGGATTAAACGGCAACCATTTTCTTCACATAGTTTTGTTTTATTAATGTGATAATTTTTATCTTTAAATTGTTCAGAGTGCCAATACAAACCATTATATTCTATCCCTAAATTATGTTTGGGTAATAAAATATCAATCTCTAAACCATTTAATATGGTTCTATCATTTTCAACCGATTCTACATTTAATGAATTAATAAATTTAAAAATTTCTTTTTCTTGTATAGATATATTATTACTGCAAAATTTACAACCATATCCATTTATATGGTATTGTGGTGTAACATTAATATCACCATGTTCAGTACAATTTATTATTAGTGGAGTAATATTATTTATATATATAGATTTGTCATAATTAAAATAATCACCATGTATTTTTTTTGATTTAATAATAAAAGAATTAGTATCGAAAATGGAATCAGTACATAATCTACACCCTTGATTTTTAGAAAGATGATTATTTGGCGATTGTTCAAATTCACCATGTTCTTTACATTTTAAAATAACATTTTCTCTACTACTTTTATATGTAACCTTTGAATAGTCGTATTTATCACCATATATTTTTTTTGATTTTGCTATAAATAATTTAGTATCCATCTTAGATGTACCGCCACAATATTTACAACCTTTACCTTTTAGATGGTTATATGGTATTTGTTCGAATTCACCATGAATAGGACATATTATAGTTATAGGTGTTTTATTATTTTTATATTTTACTTTATCATAAATATATTTATCGTTATGTATAAGTTTACACTCTTCTATAAAAGTTTTTAAATCTTTTTTTTGTAACTCTGTTTGTTTTTCTATATTACATTTAGGACAACCTTGTTTTCTATTTATTAAATGTATTGGTTTTTTAAAAAATTTACCATGTCTTTCACATATAATTTCTACCGGTGTATTATTTGTGGTGTATATTGAATTAGAAAAATCGTATTTATTCCCATGTATTTTTTTTGATTGTTCTAAAAATTCTTTTTGTGTTTTTTTTTTCATTATTCCTATGATAGTTTACTTACAATTATATATAATAAATAGGATAAAAACAAAATTTTTAAATAATAAAAATAAAAATATTTTTTTTATTATTGATATTTATTAATAAATATATAATATATTATATGGCAAAAAAAATTGATTATAATAGTAGGAATTTCTCAGATGTAAGACAACAACTTGTGGAGTTCATTAAAAAATATTATCCAGAAACTTTTTCAGATTTTAACGATGCATCAGTAGGTATGATGTTATTAGAATTAAACGCGGCGGTAGGTGATATGTTAAGTTTCCATACCGATAGAATGTTTAATGAAACCCAAATTAACTACGCACAAGAAAGATCATCATTATTAGAATTGGCGAGAACATTTGGGTTAAACGTTCCAGGTAAAAGACCTAGTATAACTATTGTAGATTGGACAGTTAATAATATACCAGTAAAGGGTGATACTTTTGATGTAAGTTACTCCCCTAAAATATTAAAAGGTTCGCAAGCATCTGGTTCAGGTAAAATATTTGAGTTATTAGAGGATTGTGACTTCTCATCGCCATTCGCAACAGGTGGTATACCTAATAGACTTATCATACCTAATATTGACGGTAACGGTATAATTCAAAATTATTCACTTACTAAAAGGGAAATAATGTTAAATGGATTTACTAAAATTTATAAAAAGACTTTAGGGGCTTCAGATTATAAACCATTTTTAGAAGTCATTTTACCTGAAGATAATGTTTTGTCTATAGAAAATATCATAACTAAAGAGGGTACAAATTTAATTACATCACCCACAGAAGAAGAATTTAGTAATTTCAACCTAAATTGGTATGAGGTTCCTGCATTGGCACAAGGTGAAATTTATACAGTTGATGAAAATACGGTTTCAGACAATGAAGGTATAGTTGTAGGTAAATGGAAAAACGCACCTCAAAGATTTATTAAAGAATATACCGATAATGGTTTCTGTAAAATAACTTTTGGTGCGGGAGATGAAGATATTTCAGAATTAAATGAATTTGTTGGATGTAGAGGTCAAATAGATAGGATTGGTAATATAATTAATAATCTTTCTTTAGGCGAGATACCACAACCGAGTAATACGTTGTATGTAAGATATAGAGTAGGTGGAGGTGAGGACACTAATATTGGTCCAAATACCATTTCTGGGTTAGGTGTTATTAGTTCTGTTGTTAATGGTGATGATGAGAATATAAATAGGGTTATTAGAAATAGTATTAGTGTAAATAATCCTATACCTGCGTTAGGGGGTAAAGAAGAGCCCTCATTAGAAGAAATAAGAAATTTAGTAAAATACAATTTTTCTGCGCAAGATAGATGTGTAACGATAAAAGATTATCAGAGTAGAATACCTTTAATGCCTGGTAGATTTGGTGTACCATTTAGAACAGGTGTTTGGGAAGAAAGAAATAAAATTAATGTTTCTATTTTAGCATTAGACGCGAATGGAAAACTTACAACACAATCAACATCCGCGCTGAAACAAAATATTGCAGAATATTTGGCAGATTATAGAATGATTAATGACTATGTAACCATCAAAAATGGTAAAGTATTCAACATAGGATTTGAAATTGATGTTTTTGCGGATAAGTCAGTCCCTAAAGGAGATATTATTAGTGGTGTGATTAATAGCGTAAAAAATTATTTTGATATTAATAAATGGGATATGGGTGATAACATCTATATATCTCAGTTAGTTGAAAACATTAATAATGTTGCGGGAGTATTAAATGTTACTGATTTAAGAGTATTTAACAAAGTTAACGAAAATGGTAAATATTCATTAAATGAAGTCGCTCAACCATACATTGATGAAGAAACAAGACAAATAGATCTTTTGGGTAGATATACATTATTCGGTGAACCGAATGGTATGTTTGAAATAAAGTACCCTAATAAAGACATCAAAGTAACAATTTCTACATCTTAATGATTACTTTTTGAAAAAATAAGTTAGTTTTATAATAAAAATAAAGTTATGGGATGTAGTACATGTAAACAATCAAATTCGGGTGTAGTAAGTGATATACCTTCAGAAGAAACATTAAAATTATTACCTTCAGATTTAACAGGTAGTAGTTTTTTATTTAGGTTAATTGCGTTTTTTGTTATAGTTATTGCAATACCTTTAGTGGTATTGGTTTTAGTCGGACAAATGTTTTTCGCGTTCTTTTTACCAAAAAAACTTAATAAAGTTAGTAATAAATTTAAAAGTTTTTTAATGGGTATATTTACTAAATATGGGGAATTTAAAATGAAAAGAGAACTAAAAAAGAGAGAAAAACAATTCAGTAGAACTAAAGAATATGTAAGTAACAGTATTGAGGATATTGAGGTATACAATAACGAGTAAAAAAAACGATAATTAAATTATGTCTAAGTCATATAGAATTAAGACAACGCCGGGTGAAGACAATGGTTATTTAAAGGTTAATGTTGATCTTAATCAAAACTATGATCACTTAGAAATATTAAGTTTAAAAATATCTCAAAAAGACGATTACCAAAACTTCTGCGCCGATTATGGTGTTGTTGCGGGTAGGGTTATAGTAAATGGTGGTTTTGGTGTCCCTAATGTTAAAGTATCTATATTTGTACCTGTAGAAGATTCGGATTTACAAGACCCCATAAAATCATCTATATACCCATATACAGAACCATTTACTAATCAAAAGAACTCTAATGGTTTAAGATATAATGTTTTACCTAAAAACCAACAGAAATTAGATCATACACCTGTCGGTACATTCCCTAAAAAGAGAGAAATATTAGACGATAGAACTACTTTAGAAATTTACGAAAAATATTATAAGTATACTACTACAACTAACGAATCAGGTGATTATATTTTATTTGGTGTACCTGTAGGTGAACACTTCTTACATTATGATATGGATGTTAGTGACATTGGTTTTATTTCTGCAAGACCTTTTGAGTTAATCGATCAAGGGTATAGTGATAATCTTTTTAAGAGTAAATTCAAATTTAAAGGATCAAATAATTTAGACAGTCTCCCACAAATATTCTCAGAAAACATCCCAATATCGGTTGAACCTTATTGGTGTGATAGCTTAAGTGTTGGTAGTGCATTAGGAATTAATAGATATGACATTGAACCTAATTTTGAGGTTGTACCTACCTCTATTTTTATGGGGAGTATTTTTTCTGATGATGAAAAAGATTCTTTAAATAAAAATTGTAAACCCGCCAGAGAGATGGGTAAACTTAATGAGGTTATTACTGGTGGTGGTAAGTTAGAGGCGATAAGGAGAACTGTTGACGGAAATGTAGAAGTATTTAATTTTAAAGAAGACTCAATAGATGATAATGGTAACTGGTCGATTTTAGTTCCTATGAACTTAAGGAAAGTAGTTACTGATGAATTTGGTAATTTAGTACCTTCACCTGATGGGGTTAAAGGGATTGCAACTGAAGGTGATTATAGATTTAGAATATCTATGGATGCAACATCCAATGATAAAAAACTTAGAGAAAGGGCGAAATATCTAGTTCCTAATACAAACAACAACTTCAATTTTGGTGAATACACACAAAAACAACTTAAGGGAAAACAAATATTCACTAAAAACGAACAACTTAGTGATATAACTATAGGTACACCTTATGAAGATGATGTTACTAATCAATATAACTACTTAGAAGAATTTTTCCCATTTAGATGGAAAAAAGTATATACCGTAAAACAGTATATAGGTAGAATGCAAAAAATCAAAAATGATGAGGCGAGAGGTTTTATTGGTATAAAGGACATTATAAACGCTGAAGGTGTAAATAAATTCCCAACCAATAGAATTGACACTAATTTTAATCCGTTATATACGATAATATGTTTATTATTAACATTTTTTGCGGTAGTTGTAGGGTTTATTAATGGTATTTTGAATGTTATCAATGGTTTAATTACTGCAATATGTAATATTAAAATACCTGTGGGGATTTGTATTATATCTAACAAAGGTAGTCGGGCTAGATTTCAAGTCCAAACACAGGCATGGGATGCGGGTGGTGGTTGTTGGAAAGAACAAAAAGATGATGGTGACCCTAAAACAACTGCGGATTGTGATAGTATTAGAACAAACAACGATGGAAATTTAGGTGGTTTAATTTCTGGTGGTGAAAACCCATATAGTTCTTGTATTGATGTTAATAATAGATCTATACCACCTAGTGATGAAAATTCGGGTAGTTGTGAATATATTAATTATGATGATATGGCGGGTCCTGCTTCCGGAACAATACCGTCAGTCATTGATGCGGTAAATAGTGTTAATAATCCGGGCACTGGCCCTGTACAAACTCCACCAGATACAGACGTTACCGATTGGTATTATAATTATGGTTCATGTGCGACTTTACCTGCTGCTGGATGTAGAAGATATAGGGTAGGAGATGGAATCAATTGGTATGGTGGATTAGAATGTGATGAATGTAACTTAACTCAACCATGTCCAGAAGGTGGTGTTAAGATATTTGGTAATTGTATAACTTTTAAACTTAAATGTATATTTGGGGGAATATTATGTAAGAAATGTAAAGATGTCTGTGGTTTAAATCAACACAGTTGTTGTTCTAATCCTGAATATGGTTGTCCAGATAATGGTTCCGTATGTGGAAGTGAATCCGAATGTTGTACTAAATGTTGTGCGAAAATCCCATTAATTCCATTAAAATGCTCGGATGAAGGTAAAGAATATAGGTTATCATTAATTAAAACACCTTTTGGGGCTGATTTAGGATGTAACGCGACTTATGTTAAATTAGGTAGTTGTGTAAATTGTGGTGGTACACAAACGCCTGGAATAAAAGACTGGGTTTCATGTGTAATGGAACCTGTGGCGGTGTTCTTAAGAATGTTGAAATTTGATTTCTATAATGATTGGGTTGGTGGTTCACTTTATTTTCCTTTAATAAAAAGAACATATAAATTAAAAAAGTCCAAAAGAAAATTTGGTCAAATAAAAAAGGATAAGTTTTGTGATTTTGAATGTAGAGAAAGAGGTAACGATAGTAATTTTCAAGGTAACCCAACATATAAACAATGGAGAATAAAAATACCATCTATTATATTTAGTAATCCATCTATAACAGTTGGTGGGTGTACTGCAAAAATTAAAGGCAATAGGGTGACTGATTGGTATGGTACGCAGGAAAATGACTTAGAGATACCTAATTTAGATCTGGCAGTAAAAGAGTTAGAATTTAATGGTACTAACCAATCCTTTGATGGGTGTAAAATTGTTTTTGAAAATTTCTCTTCTTTTCAAGAAACATTTAATTTACAGGAAATACCATTTATTGTTAAAGATAGAGATGTTGAGGGTGATCATGGTAAACCTGAATATGTGGAAACGGAGGACACTAATGGATTTTCTACATGGGATAATATTGGTGGACATGGACACCATAGGAATATATGTGATAATACTAGAATGGTGGAGAGAAAGGAATATTTTAAAAATTCATTAGATTGTGTACCTGACGCTTCATTTGTCCCACCAGCAGAATTTATTGAGGACGACTTTTTTGGTGATATTGAAGAACCAATATCTGAATCCGACACTTCATCGAGTTTAGAATGTGAAACTTATGGTTGTACACCTGATTGTGGTACAAATGGTGTTAGACCTTGTGTGTATCCAGAAAGTGAGTATGATAATTATGTTGGTATTGTAAAACATGGTTTGGTAAGTTGGAATGAGGGGGATATTTACTATACACCTTATATACCTAATGATGATGTAAAATATAATAATATAGAATATAAGGCCAATTTAATGTTACCTACAACCATAATGGAGTTAGGTAGTAGTGTTTACTGTGATATTGATGATGTACCATTCATTATGGATCAATTACCTCCCACAACATTTAATGTTAGCTATGAAGATATTAAATATAAGTTCGAAAATTCCTTTGAATCTTATAGTGGGTTAGAAGGTTTGGGAATTAAAAAAACTATTAAGGAGTATGACGATAGAAAAGACATTTCATTAAATTTAAGGGCATATGTGGAATTTTCTTGTACTAGTACTGTTTGTTCTAATATTGCTGCGACAGTAAATCAATCACAAATTGGTGTTGAGATTATCGATAAAAATGATATTGGTATAGAAATAGGTAGTTGTTTTTTAAGATTTAATCACGATGAAGACATTAGAAATTACTTCTGTAGGAGATTTAATGGGTATAAAGGTGATGATTTAAGTTTTCACCACCAAAAACCAGGAAGTCTTCAGTTTGAGAATGAGTACAACACCTATCCTGAAATAACATTATCAGATGGAACAAATTTATATTACCAACTACCTGCGGAAGATGGTGATGAAATTGTTTATTCAGAATATAATGATGGGGATTCTTTTATTCCGGGTGATGGGTGTGGATATGTCGGGTCAAAGTCTAATGGGGAGACTGATTACTTTTATGGTTTAGCACCAGGACAAACTTCAGGATTTATCCCTTATCCTAATGGGGCTAGTACTATAGATTTTGGGCAAACCGCACAGGTAGATAATATAGATGAAATATTTGATGGTAATTCGTTAAATAATGATTTAAATAATGGGAGTAAGGCGATTAAAGGTGTTAAATTCAATAGAACTCAAACACCTTATTATTTATATTTTGGTTTGGTTCCGGGTAAAACTGCAATACATAAAACAGTGTCCAATTTCTTTGCAGATAAGATTGATGCCGTTACTTTACAGGGGTTAGGTACTAGTAATGACTCTGTGGAAGAAAATATTAATAATACACCAAACATCAATAATGGGGTAGATAATCCATTTACAATATATAAAACTTGTTTAGGTGAAACATTGATTGAAAAAGTGAAAGTACAATAATATAATGGAGAATACAAATAAAATATTATTAAATAGTGTAAAGTTACCTGACAATGTTAATGTAACTACACAGATACAATTAGGTTTAGAAAATACCAATAAACCTATACCTTTAAATGATATTGAGACTACCGTTAGTCAATTTGAACAGTTCGAAAAAGAAAGAAAGGAAAGTACTATATATAGATTTTATGGTGTGATTAAACCTATTATTAGTAACCCCATATTCAATGAAAATGTTAAAATTTACGAAGACAACCAAAACAATATAAAAACCAAAACAATTTTAAGTGCGGGTATTTTTGAAAAAGACGGTTGGGTAGGATATTATAATGATGAACCTGATGAAGATGCGATACAATTTAACGACAATAAAAGTGCATTATGTAATTTTTTCCCATTTGATCCAGGATACGATAGATTAAGAATGTTAGATAGTGATGGTAAACAAAACTATCTTCTAAAGATTACATATCCTTTTGAAAATAAAGATATAGAAATAGTTAAAAATAATTTAGGGGTGACATTAAAGGATGGTATTCCTGTTATTGAAAAGTTTGAGGTTGAGATTAATGGAAGAATGTATGTTGGGTTTAGAACTCCAATGAATCATGGTTTAAATCAGGGAGATAGGGTACAACTAAATAATTTTATTGATTTAACTCCAAGTAACACACTTAATTTAAACGACAAATTTTATAGAGTATTTAAATTAGGTAATCAAACTAATAATAAAAAACTAAGAACTTTTATCATTGATGTTAATCCATCAGATATTAATTTTAACATTGGGACATCGACAGTAAAAAGAGTAATAAAAGAAAAACCATCACAATACTATGTAAGGAGATATAAATCTCTAACTATAGATTATAAAGACTATGATATTTATCCTGCGGCGTATGGTGTGACATATTTTAATGATGATGTTGCTGCGTTTAATTTTAAGACTGATATTGACGTAAAAGGACTTATAGATAATTTAGGTAGACCATTAAGTGAATTATATCTAACAATTATAAAAAATGACAATGATAGTGATCCAACATCTATTAACTCACAGTATTGGTTAGAACAACAACAAAATTTAAGTAGTACAATTAATACGAGATTTTGGACACCAATATCGGGTGGTTATGAGTTAGAAAATGATGTAAATGTTAATTATAATATACGTTCTTATAAAGACCCTAACTATGTCGGTTCGTTATATTTTGAAAATATAGATGAGTCTGATGAGTTTTTTGATGGTGACATTGTAGAATACAATGAAAATGAATTATTAGAAAGAAGACTAGAATTAGTTTATCATAGAATTAATACGACATATAGAGAGTATTTAAATTCTATCGATAGTGAAAAAGAGAATAAAAATGAGGGTTATATCTATACACCATTTAATTTAATACAAATAAGAGAATACTCAAACTACATAAACCCAATAGTAAATTTACAAACAGTAATTGATAAATTTAACATTACAAACCCAATAGAGATAGTGGAATTAAGGAAATCATTTCAGATACCTGATTACGCTACTGAGATTGTAGATAATGTATATAAATGGAGAGATTTATTAGACATTGGGATTATAGATGGTGGTGGAGGAGGTGTGAACTACCCTTTTGAAAGTGGTGCACATTATATATATTTAGACAAACGTTTTTATTTAGAAAGACAAGATCCGCCATGTGATTTTTTATTAATATCTGAAGATATTACATTGGGTGCGTCTGATGTTGGTAATGTACAACAAAATAAATTTTTAAAACTTTTAAGTGCCCCAACCTTTTTGAGGTACACTTTTGTTAGTGGGCCACAAATATCTGCATTAATTGGTAATAGTGGTACAGATGGAGTGTTTAACATTGTTAATTATAATGGGTTATCAGATTTAAATTTAGAAGTTACATTGGTGGATTATAGTGGTGAATATGAATTAGGTAAGAGAGATGTTGGTGGCAGTTGTGTTGATTTCTCTACGTTAGATCAAAATGAAATAGACGATGATTGTTGATAGAAGAAAGATATTGATTGGTAATATAGGTTCGGGAACTACAATAAATATTTCCTTAAAAACTAATTTTTTTCCCGTAGATAATGCGGAATTGATAGAAGACAAATTTGTTAAAGACGAAATTGAAAGATCGATAAACCCTATTGTGGATTATAAAAAAGTGATATTTAAACCCGCGGACAATAATTGGAATATTATAAATAAATTTAAGATAAACCTTAATTTCTACACACCTGCGAGTATTAATTTAGGATCACCTCAACATAGAGGTATCGGTGCCGAATCTGGTGTTTATGAAGACATAAAATTTACCTTTGATGATATTTTTTGTAGGACAAATAGATTCATAAATAGTTTTATTCGTTTTTCTATATTTGATACTCCTAATAGTGGACAAAATGAATTACTAACTTTTTCAGATATATTTACACAAGTTGGTACAGAACAAGAGAATCAGTTTGGGTTCACATTACCTATAAATCAATGTCCTATAACATTTATTTTGGGTGATCCTGTAACACAACCTGAAGAAATTCATGAGGGGTTTCATATTTATTGGTTTAAGGATTTAGTAGATAACGCACCGAATCAAGAATATGAAGTTTACGGCGTACTACAATTTAATAACGCCTTAAATGGTAGAATTTATGAGTTGGCAGCATCAAAACAATTTGATCCAAATAATTTAACTATAAGTAATTTAGAGGGTAAGGGAGGAATCCTTTATTTAAAAATAATATTAAAAAATGATAATGGGATATATAAATATAGATTCACGCCCAATACAAAACAATTACAAATACCTAGCGGTGTTAATTTAAACCCTAGTGGTGGTGGTATTCCTACCTTAACATTTTGGCAAACTACTATTTAATGTATTCAAAGATAAGATATGACATATATTAGAAAAAAAATAAATTTAGAAAATTTTACTGTTAGAACAATACCGAAAAGTGTTCTAATAAAAAACTCTGAGGGTAAAACTATTATTGATGAGGATAACCCTAAATACTATTATGGTAAAATACCAGAATATAAAATAGATAGTGAGGGTAATTTTAAGTTAAACTTATTAGGACAAAAAATAGTTAATACAATAGACATTAGTTTATTCATAACTCAAAAAATTGACGATATGGGTATTTTCACTGATAAACCATTCGTACCCAAAGATACATTACTAATAAATAAACCACAAGAATTTAATTCATTTACTTATGGTAGATTGGCAGGTGCACCTATAGAATTTTATTATAAAGATAATATTAGTATAACAGGGTATACGGACGATAGTTTATTGGGTCAAGTTAAATCATATCGAAAAGATCTTTCTGGTGATGATATATATGTGACTAATCTTAATACTTCTGATGATGCTAAAAATATTTTTAACGGTGTTATTTCTGAAGATACAGAAAAAACTATTTACAAAATTGGTGCAAATGTTAATGATAAAAATAATACAGGTATAAAATACACCACATTTAAAAATAAGTATACTAAAAAAGTTGATGAGTTCGATAAAAATTCATCTTATAAAACTACAATTTTTGAAACAGGTAATGGTGGATGGAATGAATTTAATACCTCATTAAGTGCGACAATAAAAAAAGAAGAATATTTAGGTGTTGTTTTTAAACCAGAAGTTGAGAGTGTAGTATTTATTAATAGAGGAATCGCTGATATATTTGAAAGACATTCATTATTGTCAGAAATAAAAACAACTAATGATATTGACACAAATAGAGGTGGATTTATAAGAATTTAAAAAAAAAAGTTATGGCAAGTGGTAATTACGGAACAATAAGACCAGCAGATGTATCAATAAATGATGTTGAGATATTTTATAGTTACACCCCTAATAGGGAATTAGTGGTGGATGTACAATTAATCCCTTTAAACCCCGCAGAGGTATTAATACCAGCGTCTAATCCAAGTAATATCAATGAAATATTTGGTGGGTTGTACACACTAAAATTACCGACTAATGTTTTTGGGGCAAAAGGATTTTTTAATATAATAATTAGACCTAGACAAATTAGAACTACAATACAAGACTGTAGCGTTTTAATCGATAATCAAGATGTAAAAGGAATTGTATTCGACATTAACCAAATACCGTTAGATTTACAAAATAGATTTGAAAATGGTAATTTAGTTGGATATAGAGTTGAATACCTTAAAGAAGAAACTGGAACAGGACAAGATAAAATACAAAATTTATTTAGAATCATTACCTCGAACAATAGGGCATTACCTGTTACACAAAATCAAGGAAACTCTAATGCGTCTGTTGCGTATACATTTAATGATAACTCGACAAGTGTTTTTTGTACGGTATCGCCTTCATCGGCACCATCAATAAAACCTAATGCAATACCATTCATTGGTAACCCACAACAAGAAGTTATTATTACAAATACATTTTTCGATCCTGTAATGTTAGAAATTGAAATGGTAGAGTTCGATGATGAAACTTTAGCGTATGCATTATTCTCTAACCAAACAAAATCTTTAGAAGATGGTATTTATACTATATACAACTTTGGTAACCAAATATACCGCCAATATAACTTATATGAAGTTAAAGATCAGTTTTCTGGTAAACCATTGTTTGAGGTTAGGGAACAGAAATTTACTATTGATCCAACTAAAGATTTTGATGATATAACTAATTTTTAAAACGTAAATGGCGAAAAATAATAGAATAAAAATTGCGGGATACGCAAAAAGAATATTTTTCAATGACAACATTGAGTATAGAAACTTTAGTCCTGATTTAGTAGGTTTCCAACTTACTAGTAATGGGGGTACTACACTATTTACTAATGGTAATTTTTCTATATCAATTAATTTAGATCCAAAACCGAATGTTTTATTTACGCAAAGTACTAAATCTAAATTCTACACATTAGATGATATTATCACATCTGGTAATACACAATTAGACATTCAAAACAACGTTAAGGCAAAACTTAACATTGATATTACGAATCCTTTGAGTTATATATGGTATGGTTCTACTAGTGAGATGATTAGGGCATCTCTATTAGACATTCAAGAGAATTGGCCGGCGGCGATATATGTAGATAATAAAGTTGGTAGTGTCACAGGTAATAATATCACAGACTATGTTTATGATATTTCTAGTGACGAGTCTACTTTTAAAGTTAATAGTAATTTCTTTATTAATCCATATGTTATAAAATATACTGAAGATTCTAAATATGTTGAAACAAATAGTGCGGAAAACCCTTTAAGGAATTTTACATTAAAATATGGTTCATATGTTATAGAACACAATGGAATTGTAAAAAATATTAAAAGTATAACACCAGCAACACAAAAAACTAATTCGGAGTTAACTTTGGTTGTTGATGGTAATCCATTTCCTGAACTTACAGGTATCTATATACCACAATATAGTTTTTTGAGTAACAATATAGATGCGTCTATCCCTTATCTCATCAAACCTAATGAGTCTGAAATTGAGAAGTTCTTTAGTGGGTTAGATGATTTTCAGAGAACGATATTAAATAGAGAGATTAATCCAATATATAGGGCAGAGATTATTAGTAGTAATTATACCGATGATGGCGTATTATTAACTAGTAAAAAAGTATACGATTTTCCCGTAATGGATGATGGGTATAACCTTAATTTCTTCGATACTTTTTATATTTCATATCTTAGTAAATTAACAAAGTTGGGTGAGGGGTTAGATCAGACAAATACTGATATAATATTTAGAAAATATACTACCGAAGCAATAAATAGTTTCGATACTATGCCTAAAACAGATGGTGATGATTTAACTTTAAATGGTGAAAAGGCGACTAAATTGATTAGAATATACGGTGTTGAGTTTGATTATCTTAAAAAGTATATTAATGGTATTAAATTTGCACATGTTGTAACATATAATAAAAGAAATAATCTACCCGATGTTTTAGTGAAAGACCTTGCATTTATGTTAGGGTTAGAACCGATTAATTTTATTAGCGATTCGTCATTTTCTAAACTATACTTACCAAGTAATGGCGGTGGAAAATTTAGTGGTACATCGACAAATTTAACTGAAGAACAAATTGATAACGAATTATATAGGAGATTGATACTTAATATTGCTTGGTTATGGAAAAGTAAGGGTAGTAGAAAGGCGGTTGAATTTTTATTTAGGTTTATTGGGGCACCTGAGTCATTAGTTAATTTTAATGAATATATTGTAGTTGTAGATAAACCATTAGACATAGAAGAAATAAAAAGGTTATTATATATTTATACGGGTAAAGTTGATTTATCTAATATACCTTACGATGATAATGGTTTCCCATTACCACCTGTTAATGGTGAATTAGTAATTAGTAATTTTATTGATACTGAAACGGGCGAAGTCGTAGAGAATGGTATTACGGAGATGTATTTCCAAAAAGCGGGTGGTTGGTATAGAGAAACTTATGGTAGTAATGTGTTAACAGTTTTAAATGGTAATAACCCACATGTTGGACCATATGACGGTGGTAGTGAATACTTACAATATTTTAGTAGATGTTATATACCTAATTTCGATAATGAACCAACTGTAGTAATAACCGCAGATACCATAAGACAAAACTACTTTGTAAATTATAATTATGGTATTTTTAATGGTATACCTTCAGGAACAACATTTTATACTAACCAACTAACATATAACGACAAAACAGGTAAATATCAACCGATAGACAATTGTTTAAATGTTAATTATTCTATTATTGACACACCTTTACAAAACGATGGTAAAACAACCTTACAACAGGCATTTGTGCAGGCGGAGGCAGAGTATAACACATTTTTAGAGTTAATCCAAAAAGATAGTTATTTAGTTTATTCACCTGAGTGGCAAGTTATTAAAAACAATTATGAATTATCATTAAAAAATTGTTTAAATGAAATTTCTACCGAAGATTGTGATACTAATAAAACATTAGAAATATGTTTAAATGAAGTAGAAGTAGAAACTACTCAATATAGTTGTGATAATCTTTTATTGAAAGAATGTTCTCCATTTTTTTATTATGAAGATGGAAACGGAAATAAAGTTAGTTTTGATAAATTCCCACAATGTTGTGAAAATAATAATGGTAATTTTGTATCGTATGTTAATGAATATGGTAGACTTACAGAATATTGTACAACAAAAGCACCATGTATTGGTAAACCTTTAGAACCATTAGAAAATGGCATAGTGCCATTTTTAATGACTGAGAATGTAGTACCTGATAATATTTTTCAGTTATATGATAGATGTTACCAATACATTTACGAACAAACAATACCATTATCAGAATTTGAGGTTGTAATTGGTTATACACCACAAGAAATTATTACCTCATTTTTATCGGGAGATTATCAGATAAGTATGTCTTTTGAAATATTATTTAGAGAAGTTTCATGTGATATCACTTCAGTGGTGAGTAGTCCTGAGTGTTGTGCCTATTATGGGATGAACTATACCATTGTTATCGATGGTGAAAAAGAATATATAGTATGTTTGAAAAATAATTTGAATGGTTTAAGTGATGAACAGGTTCCCCAATTTATTTTACAGAATAAATTAAATTTGGGTACTTACACAATGCCGAATATTGATGAACAAATTAAAACATCATATTATGATTTACAAAATCCACTAGGTAGTGTGTATAATTACTATTCTACAGATATCTTTGGCGATTGTTTTGGTGAATCAGTTATAATAAAAGAAGTTGTAAATACAAATAACAATATTGTTGCGATACCTAATTCTATTTTAGATGACCCCTCACTTATGAATCCTTCTAATTGGGAAGTTCATGTAATTGATGAATATGGTAGAGTTAGTTTTGAACCTATCATATACGATAATAATTTTATCATAGATTGGGATAGTACAGAAGAAGTTAGTGATTTATATCAGTTAATTGCAGAGTTTTACGGGTATCAGTTTGGGTATTTTACCATTGATCAAAATAGTGGTTTATTAATACCATATACTGGTGAAAATATTTATTCTAATAATCCTAACACTATATTTAGTGCGGCGGTTGACCCTAATAGGGTTGGGTGTAATGATTTTAATAACGTTTCAGTTGTATTCGGAAGTGAGAATTGGCAAGGTTTTAAATTACCCGAATTAGAAGATTGTAGTTGTACAATAGATTTCTCTTTTGACTATATGTTAAAATATGAAGCTAGTAATTTGATTGAATGTGCAAATAAAATATCATGTAATCCCGCAATTATATATGATAACACAATTAGTAATATTAATTGTTTAAATTTTGTCGCATTTACAAATAGTGTAGATGAATCACAAACATTGCAAGGTAATTTTAACGATAGAGAAGATGTAACTGAAGAATATATTATTTGGCAAAATACGAATATATTAGAGCCTAACATAGAATGTTGTAGTGCTTTGGGCGGAAATGTCGTTTCAGTAACACAGTGGGCATCCGTAAACCAAATATGGGTTTCACAGATAAATACTACTTATGGAGAATTATTTAATAATCCCACACAAGACTTATTGGCGACATTAAACTTCAATACTGCGGAAATATTACAATTCATTGAAAAATATAAAACGACTAAGGAGAATGTAGAGAATCAAATAACAGGATGTTTCAACTTATCTCTAACATTCCCAAATTGTGACATAGAATACAATAATTATATAACAACACAAAATGTTTGTAATTTAGAGGTACCGTTAGAATGTGGTATATGGTCTAAATTATTGTCAGATTATAAAGCATTAGAAACTGCGATAACAAATGTTATTGAAAAATATAATTTATTGTGTAGTGAACCGATAAATGGGGCTATTTCACAAATAGACGTTATTAAAACCTTTAATAGATTAACCACTCAACAGACAAACGAATTAGAAAAATTAAAAATTAGTGAAGATAAACTTAGAAAACAAATTCTATTAATACAAAATGATGTTAGTGTAAAAAGTGGGGATAATACTATCATTGAAAAGGCAATTACTAATGTGGATAACCCATTAGATTGTTCAGTATATGAAAATAAAATAAGTGAAATCAGAAACTTTGACTATAATTCGTATTGTAATAGTTTAATTTATGGTGATATTAACTCTAATGATGGTAGCAAACAAAATGAATTTACTGTTTGTATATCTACAAAAACATTAGAAAATCAGAATGAAGAATTATTATATTCTCAATTATTAGAAGATTGTGTCTATAAAAATAGATTAAATGAAGAACTGATTAATGTAAAATTTGATAATAACCAAACTCTAATTAGTGAAATTGAAAAACAACTGTTAGATATCAATAATAACATCAATAGATTAACTACAGATTATAATAATACTATTAGTTACGATGAATCCAAACAGGCATCAATAATAGAAAATAATGATACGCAAAATACAATTATTAAAACTGCGGAATTATTAAACAGTAACACTGAAAATATTACTGACAATTCTGGTAATTTAGTTTTAACTGATAGTCAAAAAATAGAACTAAACATTATCTACAATAAAAATATATCACAAATAAGTGATTTATCTATAGAACTTGAAGAAACAAATGTTCTATTAAATCAAAACTTAATAGGGCAAAATACGATAATATCGGGTACTAAGGTTGAACAAGATAATATAGGTAATATAGGTAATATATTATTAGAACCACTATCTGATGGGACAATAAATAGTGGAGATGGTATATGTGCATTAATTAATCCATCATTATTTACCTCTTCACTATCGGGTGCATTATTATATAATGGTTTAAATATTCCATTAGAATGTTGTAACTCCACCGCAATCCCATTTGATGGTACATTTACTTTTATTGGGCGAGAATGTTTTTTTAATAATAATCAGGTAGAAATAAAAAATTGTTGTGATGAAATCGATACATTAGTGATCCAACAATCATTAGAAGAACTCCAATATGAGATACCTATTATAGAACAAAAAACTCAAGAATGTTATGACAAATGGTATGATACGTTGGTAGAAGATTATGAGGTTTACGTAGAAGAAAATAATAGTAATTTTAATTCGTATTTAAATAAATTAAAAGTTAATTTTAAATTATTTGTTAATAATACAAATGATGATACACAGACAAATATAGACACAGGTTTAACTTATTTACCATACACACAAAATGTCAACCCAATATGGGAATGGGATCCTACAAATGGGTATACTGGAGTTATTTTAGAAGGTACTGAACAAGAGATTTCGGTTATTGAAGATAGTATATTTAATCAACTATCTAAACTAAATGTACCATATAACTCAGAGATGTTTGAACCTGAGTGGCAAACATTTAATTTTACAATACCAGAGTGTGTATGTGACGATTTACGAAGATTATACCCTAATAAAGAATTCTTCTTCTCTATAGGTATAGAGAATTATGAGTGTTCACTATGTTTATTGGTCGATAATATACAAGTTAATGTTGCGGATTGTCAAACAAATAGAATACTTTCAATAAACGATTGTATGATACCACAATTAAGTTGTGTTATAGATAATAAAAAATCGTGGGTTTATTATGATGATGGTGTAGTTAAACAAACCATTTACCCTAATGGTGACTGTAACACGGGTTCCACATCTAATTATGAAATTGTTAAATTAGGTGAGCAACAAGAGAGACTGTGGTTAGATTTAGAATATAGATATACTAATTATCATATTAACCATTCTGATTTAATATTAAATGTTAAAAATGCAACATTCAGTATTGACCCTGCAAAGGCAATAGAATGTGATGTATTTAATTATTGGAAAAACATTGATTGTGATAATTGTACAAATAGTTGTACATCTGCGAGTACAGTTATATTTAGTGGGCAAGTTTATAGTTCTACTACATTAGAAAATTATACTTTAGATTTATCGGCATCAACATCGGGATTAACATTTAGTTGTTCTACGTTTACAGATTTATTAGAAACTCAAGTATTGGAATTGAAAAATAGTTACTATACACTAACCTCAAATTATACTACATCACTAAATGCGACTTATTATGAATTATTAAATTTAGGTTCTTCACTAAGTAAATTTAGTATACAAAAAAATAATTGTGGTACGGATACTATAGTATTAAATAATAATCAAGAAATTGATAATTTATTTGGGTTAATTACTGAAAATTATGATGGTACTATATCATTTTATGAATCTTATATTTACACAGGTACTACACCATACACTGGCGGTACTTTAGTTGAAGTTTTAAGTGGTATAACTGCACAAACATTCAACCAAACTCCATTTGTAAATTCTGGTTGTTGTAAAACAATTAACAATTTACTTAATAGTGAAGGTGTGGTTGGTTTAGGTTTAGGTAAGGACTATCAATGGGACAGTAATATCAGTGCCTGTGTTTGGAAACCAATAAATGGTTGTTCTAATTGTAATGGAGACTGTGAATATTGTGGTACATTAAACGAGTGTTCTAATGGTTTTTATACTGGTACACCTTATAATGTCTGTATTAACCCTATAGATTATTTAGATGTACAACCATCAGAGATTAATATTAAATCAGTGTTTGATCAATTAGTACAAACTAATTTAATTGACGTTAAGAGTAGACAAACTATTAGTGATTATCCATTATTAAGATTATTTTATGAATTATATCTAAACGCTAGTAATTGTGGTAAAGACTTATCGGGTAAATATACATACGATACTATGTTTGAGTTTATGGATAAGATTGGTGACTTTTGGTTAGACTTATTGGAACAAGTGGTACCTGCAACTACAATATGGGAAGGTTGTGATAATTCGGGTAAAATATATAGAAATACTATTTTTGATAATAATAAATTTAATTATAAAAAATATACTTTAAATTTCATTGATGCGGACGATAATTGTCCATTATCTGCACAAACAGATTTTAGTATTGGTTCTGAAACTAAACATTCATTAGTAGAACAAAAACCTATATATCCGTCAAGTCCTGAGATAACACAAGTTAAGACAGACATTTTAAATAAAGAATTAGAGATATCACTACTTAAGAAACAAATTTCATCAGAACAAAGTAAGTTATGTTCGATAAGACTACAAGATTTGGATACCCCTAATTTACAAGATTTAATAGATGTCCAACAAACCCAAATTGATTTACTTAATAGTGAGTTAGTTAATTTAGAACAAGAATTGATAGATTTAAATGCACAATTAGATGAAATTGAAAATGTGTATCTACTACAACAACAAAATTATTATATGAATTTTATGAGTTGTAGTGGTATAACACAAAATTTAATAAACGCACAAAATAGTTTATCTGGGTTTACACAAGGTACTACTACATATGAAACACAAAGAAACTTTATTGCAGGACTTAGAGATAAATACAATAAGTGTGTTAGGAAGGCGAACACATTAATAAGTGATTATAATACAGTATTTATAACACAAATATATGACAGTAATGAATATGAAGGAAATGTAGAGATATTTGGTGATCCAGATTTTGACACACCTAACTTCATTAAAACATTACCCCCAGAACAAGTATCTGGATGGTATTATAATCAAGAATTAATACATAACTGTTAACGATTTAAGTTAATTTTTTAATATTTATAATAAAAAGAAAAAGATGTCATTAAAAAGATCAACCGACATAAAATTTATTAGTGATTTTGAACTAATTGATTTATCATATAAGTTAATATAATTTAAATATGGCAGGAATTAGAGGTAAAATAGTAAATCCGATATCGATAGGTGGTGAAGTTATTACTGAAATTGAATCACCTATTAACTTAAATATAGGTACTGATATGAATTATCAGGCATCCTCTACGTCCACATTTTTAAAAACAGAAAAATCATTATTCCTACCTACAGATTTATCTAGGGTAGACGATATATTTTTATTGTCGAAACCTGATAAATACGGACAAACCATATTTAGAAATAGATTAACAGAAAAAACAATACCATTAAATTTTTCTGGTAATGTAAGTGATATAAATTCCGAAATTGAAATTACTGAAAATAATGAAATATTATATATAGATAATGGTAAAAAATATCAATTATTGTCTAGTAGAAGTGAAAGTAATAACTACGGATGGGAACCTGTAAGTAATAGGGCAAAATATAACCATATAGAGCGATCAGACTTTGATAGTTTTGATTTTCCACAAATTACAATTAGAGGTGTTAGAAAAATACCTGCTACTACTGCAGATACTTTATGTGGTCCGGTAACATATACTGGTGAAACATATGATAGGATGAATTATAATTGGTTCTTCGGGAAAAACGCGGCAATATCTTTTAACCCAATACAAAGCGGTGGTACTCCAGTTATATTAAGTGGGGCGATGGAATCACAAGAAGGTGTTGCGTCGATATCTAATAAAGAAGGGCAACTATTATTCTATACAAATGGTGAGACGGTATATACTAGTGGAAACACTGTTATGACTAATGGTACGGGACTATCTAGTTCGGGAACTTCAACACAGTCAGTTGTTATTGTCCCTAAACCAGAGTCCGATAAGTATTATTTGTTTACAACAGATTACAACGGTAACCCTAATGGATTTGAATATTCTATAGTTAATATGGGATCACAAAACGTAGATGGGGTAGTTGAAACAAAAAATATTAAATTAATCAATACACCATTAAGTGAAAAAGTTACTGCGTGTAGTAATACATCAGAAGATTCTTATTGGATTATAACACATACAAGTGGTGATACATCATATTATACATATAAATTATCTTCTACGGGATTAAGTGGACCGATAATCACAAATATCGGTTCCACACACAATACTGCGAGAGGATATATGAAGACATCACCTGATTGCTCTAAATTAATATCTTTATTATATGATGAGGATATTATAGACATTTTTGATTTCGATTCCACAGGTGGTACGTTAAGTAATTTTATATCATTAACAGGAATGACTTTTGATATTGGACCTTATGGGTTGGAGTTTTCTTCAGATTCTTCTAAGTTTTATGTTAGTGAAGGTGCGGGTGAAAAAGTATATCAGTTTGATTTAACTTACACCTCTTCTACTGAAATGATAGACAATGTAATTGAGGTAGGTAATATTAGTGGGGCGAGTTTTGGGGCGCTACAATTAGCGCCTGATGAGAGAATCTATCTTGCAGATTATAACAATACTAATTTACATATTATACATAGACCTAATGGTTTGGGTGTACAATGTAATTTTGAAAGTAGTGGTATATCTTTAACTAATAGTACTATTACCGGTACGTCATCATATTGGGGGTTACCTAATATTATAACAGATAAATCTATTTCTTGTGATCGGTCAGTTTATATTATACCTAAAAGTAGAACAGGGTATTTATTTGACGTTTTAGTGAATAATGTTAATAATGTAGTTGAACCGAAGAAACTTTCATTGTTTGGTGAGGTTTATAGATACGAACAAAGTATTGGTGAATTTACTAAATCTGCATTATCTAATTTTGTTATAGATTATAATGATTTAACCGCCAATACAAGTAATAACATTTTTATACCTACATTAAATATAGGTGAGGGTGAATTTTTAATAAAATCTTATTGGACTTATAATGTGAATACGTTATTAGCGAAGAAACAAAAAGTCGTAAAAAATAGTATTAATACATATAAAAGAGGTGAATTATATGGTTTATATGTTCCCGAAACGGATTGGTATTTTATATCCTTATTTGAATCACAAAAACCACTATTTAATAGTTCTGTCGCACCTCAACCACAAAACATAGGTAATCTAGTAGTACAAAGTAGGTTTACTGAAAGTGGTACTACTGAGTACGTAGTAAATGGTTTATCTGACCCAATAGTCTCATATAATGGTTCTGTATTGGCTAAGAATATTGAATATAGTGCGGTAACCTCCGCAACTACACCATATATTAAATTATTATTTAATCCATTACCTAATCAAGTTTTAACATACGCTTATATTAATAATGGTGGTAGTAACGATTTGTTGGCGGATTTATATACGATATCTACAACAATAAAAAGTGGTGCAACTGGCACTCAATCATCTACTGATAGGGTATTTTATAACACCACAGAAAATAAATATGAGTTTTATTTAACTAGTAGCCCTAATAGTGATGTTATTTTATCTTTAAATGGTACTATATTAAGTAAAGATGTTGAATATTATTTATCTGCTTCTAATAGTAGAAGAGTTATATTTGATGATAATTTAGTTGTTGGGGATATAATAGAGGCATTTTATGTTCCTACCGCGGCGATAAATGGGTTAGTACCTAATAATACACCTACAATTAGTTGGTATATCAACGAAGCCCCAGCGCAATCATATGGTAAGTTCACAATAGAGGTGACTGACCCTAGTGACGAATTTTTTGAAACCGTAGTGTATAGTTTTGTCGTTGATTATATTATAGGACAAAAAACATATAGTGATACCATAACATTGACAAATGCCGTTGCAGGTGATAAATTTATATATAGGGTTAAAAATGAAAAATTTTATACCCCCATTAATGGTGAAACTATTTATAGTGTGAACTATAGTGACGTAAATCGTATAGAAATACAATTTAATAGTGGGCAATCATATTAAAATAATAACATTTGATATATTTATTAATAAATAAAAGAGGAAATGAGTTACATTAATAAACAAAATACTACCTTAGTAAGAGTTAAATTAACTGATATAGGTAGAGAACAATTGGCAAAAGGACAGTTAACCTTTACTAATTATATGATTGGCGATTCAGAAGTCGATTATAATTATGTTAAAGGGTGGAGTGAATTCGTACCCAATGAGGGTGCAACAACAGGACAATTTTGGTTTCCTGAAGCGAATGGTAATATAACTAAAAATATTTTTTCAAAAGTTTTAAGACCAAAAGACGATAACCCCTTCTTTTCTTCATTTCTTTTAAACCAAAGTAATCAATTTATATTTCCTCTAAACCAACAAAGTAATATACAATTAATAAAGGGTATTGTTACCAATGAAGCGGACGATAGAGGGTTCTTTTCCGGATCAACAGTAGACACAGGTTTAGTACCTCAAATCGGTACAGATTTCATTAAAGAAACTGGCACCATAGACTTAGTTAATTTTGATGGTTCTATAGATGTTACTACCTTCACACAAGGTATCTTATCGGGTATTACATTGTCTAATACAGAAGTTAATGATTATATTGTGTTTAGGTTTACAAACCCGACATTAGGGGATCAAACTGGGTCGACAATGACTGCCGCGACAATAAATACCACATATAATATTACATCTATTAGTGGTTCTACAATTAAAGTAGATAGGGTATTACCATCATTAAATGCGTATTCGGGGACTCTAATTACGTATTATACTTTACCTGGTGGTGATAACCCCACAGATGATTACTACGGAACTAATTCATTGGCGGCGTATTGGAACACAGGCACTTTATCATTTGATAGTAGTTGTGATATATGTAATGAAAATATTCCAGTGTGGAATATGAACAATGTGTGGACTGAAAACCCCGCAGGACTTTATAAAGATTCACCGGTTAATTATCACGAACATAGTTTATTCGGTTCGGAACAATTCACAGGTTCTAAACAATATTTAGGTTATAATGAAAATTTAGTTTGTAACGCAAATGGTGCAACAACGATATGTGGTACAGATCAACCTATAAGTTACATTGACCCCTATAAGAAATCAATATCTATTTTACACTATTCAAACAGTTGTATATCTAATTTCTATGGAGAACAATTCTATATCGATCAGGAAACTGGTAAACTTTTAAATTTAGATATCCCTGTTATGTGGCACAGAAGAAATGATGTAGGAACTGCGAGTGGTACTACATTAGGCATGAGATTCACTTCAGATACGATTAAGAAAACATTGTCATCTAATAATGATGTTGAGTATTACGATTTAATCGAATATAGTGGTATGTCGGTAACACCTACAATGCCATTAGTAGTGGGTAAAGTATTCCCACAATTAAAAATTGTAGTTATAGATAATGAGGAGTTGGTTGCTGCAATGTCCTACAAATCGAATAGAAACTACACTCTACCCGATTTATCCGCAGACTTAATTGCGTCAGTTAATGGCAATTGTACTGGCGTACTAAAGGCAGGTGAAACATTGTATATGACTTATTGGTTAGAGAATGTTGGGACAGGATCTACCGGTACGACAACAGTAACCACACCTACACTACCGTGCCAAAGATATACGGTTATTGATAACAAAACGAGTTCTGATAAAGATGTTCAGTTTAGAATTAGTAACATAGATCATTTACCATATATGAGAAAAAGAGAAGATTCTAACTACGATGGTTATGGTTTCTTCGCAGATTCATTTAAGGTATTAGCGCAAGTAATAAATAGAAATACACAAAACAGACCTTCACCATCAGGATGGAAGGTTGTTGACTTTACATCTACAAATATTACGGGAAATAGTGGTGAAACAATTAACCCATTATTACTACAGAATCAAAATCCAAACACTACAGGATTTATATTAACAGGTTCTTTATATACTGGCGGCACACAATTTAATTTAGGTGAGGAATTAGATATGTCAACTGCACAATATTATGGTAAGATGACTTTTGGGGATGAAAGATTATTCTACGGTAATTTAAGAACACATATTGCGGCGACAATATATAAATCACTATTTAATATTAATATAGATGGTGCAACAATTGCATCTAGTAGTAATACTACATATGACTTTGGTTTAGATAGATATGTTAGTGAGATAGGTGTGTTAGATAATAACAATAATTTGGTATTGGTTGGTAAGTTATCTAGACCTATTAGATTGGCAGATTCTACTACCGCCTCAATAGAACTAACAATAGACTTTTAAATAATAAAAAATGGGATTCATAGATAGTGCAACTACAGTAACAATCAGAGCGAGATTAACTAATCTCGGAAGAGAGAAGATATTGACAAACAATAATACTATCTTCACTCATTTTATTTTGGGTGACTCTGATGCAAATTATAACACAATTGAAAAACTAACATCGGGAAAGATACCTACAGATAGTGGTAATTTAGGTGTGAATAGTACAACTAACGATAATATATTTGAGAATGTAGGTATTGGTAGTAAATTATTTGTGACTGTAGCACCTACCACTAAAAAATTAGTAGAGAAAAATTCTAATAAAATTAATATGGAAATCACAAAAGTGGGTGAAAACACTGT